TTGTCGGGGCGACGGGATTCGAACCCACGACCCCCTGCTCCCAAAGCAGTGTAAAGATGTTCGCAACTTATTGATAATCAGTAATTTTATGAATTACTTATCCGTGCGTCACGGATTCCTCACGGATAAGCCCAATTTTAACACTCTTGAAACTGCATTCTTTGCAAAGATACCAATTTATTTTAAACTCTGCATATAGAGCCAAATCTTATTGCATGGTGCATCTTCATCCTCAAAGAAGAATGCGTGAGCCGTTTCTATGATTAGTTCGGTCGTAAGCGTTTTATTCAGGTCTGCGTAAGCAGCATTGAACGCTACATACTTGTCGTAATCGGTTACACATTTCTTAAACTGCAAATCTTTTGTAGATTCAAGTACTTGTGCCAACGACCAGTGTGCCCCATAGTGCTCTACACCATCTTTGGTGGTGTAGTATATACTCTTGACCGCTTCTTCTGCACTCTCTTTGTCAAAGTGTCTGCATTTGCCTTCTCCTTTGCAAAATACCATATATAACCTTGCCATAATCATTATTTCTTAAATTCGTTTACAAAATCGCGAAGAATTGCACCAAGGTTCTTAACCTCATTCTCAATTCCTTCAATACGTTTGTCTTGGGCACGCTTTTCAGCAAACACTGGATTTAGTTCTTCAAGAAGTTGACTACAATTTGTAACCACCTGCTTATGCCGTTCAACTTGCGAAAGTGCATCTTCACTTGCTGTCTTTATAGCTTCAACCTCTCTCAATATTCCGTCTTTGTCAGTTGACAAGACGAGTAGACCAGCATACGTTATTGTTGCAGTTTCAGGTATAGTGTAGGTTTTGGTTGCGCCATTGGCTTCAATAGTTATGTCTACAACAAGCCCTGTTGGCTGTGCTCCGAATGCTTTTGGCTGATTATCGTAACGAGGAACTGCAACACTTACAACCTTACCTTGATAATACTTTACATCTTCTTTGTCAAGAAAATATATCGGATAACCTTGTTTTATGTCTTTGAATAGCATAGTTCTTAATTATTAAGGAGTGCTACCCACAAGAATAGCACTCCATGGTTACTTACTCCCACGTGACTTTTTAGACCTTTTTATTGGCGTCAATAAATTGGTCTGAAATTCTTCGGGCTTTGCTACATAGGTTTTACCGCTTCAAGTGGTTGCAGTTGTTGTCTTACCAAGTGCTGCAATCAAGGCAGCTGTCTGGCTTTGTTGTGACAATTCCAAACGTGCATCTTGATACTTGCGGTCTATGTCAGCATACCAATGGTTGTTCAAGGCATCAATTATACGCTGTGTGTTGTCTTGACCTGCGCGTATAACATCGCACTTATCCTGCGACATCTGATAGCCAACCGAGCTAAATCCGCGCTCCACCGATGAGTTAACAAAATTCAGGTTCTGTTGCAAAGCGTTGGTCTGACCTTGAATAGCTATTTGATTTTCATAGCCCATCTTCAAGATACTCTGCTGAGTATTGCAGCAGCAATTCTGAATAGCTTGAACAATGCTTGCATCTCCTCTTTCGGCTGCATTGATTACACGCTCTGCGGAGAAACCTACTTGACCTGCTACTTGTTCGACTGCCGAACGTACTGCGCAGACTCCTTGCTGCAACTGATTAAAGTCGCAATTAAGGTTTGCGCCAAGTGTGGTTAACGCATCGTTATTACCCTTGATAGCTTGCATCAGAAGGTCGGAATTGTGATTGTCCGAGAGTTGCGTTCTAAGGCTCTGAATCTGTCCTTGAATTTCTGCATCCTGAACTGCATTTCCTCGGTTGCCCCATCCGCCAAAACCTCCATTACCGAACAAGGCAAGGAACATGATGTAAGCGAATGGATTGTTCATCCATTGATTACCCATACCTCCGTTCATCATTGCAGCCATCGCCATTGGGTCGTTGTTCTTGTTCGCCATTGCTGCATAAGCAAGCGCATCATTACCTCTGTCGCAACAGATTACTTTTTCAACTTCACTCATGATAATATCATTTTTTGTTGTCGAGAAATATCTCCCGATGGCGCAAAGATGATGAATATTTGTTTGTAAGATATTTGTTACTTTTGTATGTTACATGTTAGTTCCTTAACTTGCTTCCAGATTTCATCTTTTAAAATCTTTGCAGCAAGACCGCTTAATCTGTATTTTGCGCTGTTCTTTAATGAGTTGATACGCTGTTGGCTCATACCACTTAATCTTACAATATCGTTTTCTGTTAAGCCTAATTTAATCAATGTTTCAACTATTACGACACGTGTTATAACACAATTTTCAGCACGACTATTTGCAAGCTGTTCAAGGGTCAATTCACTTTCGTGCATTGCACTCTCTAATACCTTGTTGTATATTTCTTTAAGTCTTTTCATTGTGGTAATCATTATTGTTCATAAACACAAAACAAGAGGGGAGCACCTCGCTTGATGTTCCCTCTTGTAATAACAAAACAACAATAATAATTACTTTCTTTTCTTGTAGATATTATGGTATATAATCATCACGATTGATACCAGAACTGCGAATAGCACGTAGCTAAATAAGGATTGTAACCTGCTGGACGAGTGCTTCTCGATTTTTGTTTCTACATCCTTTGATTTAACCTTGTGCTCCTTTTTGACTTTGTTGTTTACTCTATTGGATATATGGTGTGCATCCGACAGAGCATTCTTGTTATGGTATACGTTTTTGTTATGTGTTACGTAAGTACCAATTACCTTACCTAACGTATCTACAATCACGTACTTTTCAGTCCGTTCTACAACACTATCAGTTGTTTCCATTTTGGAAACAACCTTTATTGTATCACGAACAATCACGCTGTCAGTCTTGACTATTACAACACTATCCGTACTGCGCTCTACGCTTTGAATTGTCTTTCTCGCACAACTCTGCATAAAGACTGCGCAGATAATGAGTAGTAAACTGCAATATATTAGCTTAAACATTCTCATACTCTTTCGTTGCGTTAAAGCATGGGCAAGCTTTGCCCTTGTTGAAATCATGGTGTCCCACCACCCGAGCCTTCGGGTACTTTTTCTTCAGTCGTCTTATCAACGAAAGCAATGCTGCCTTCTGCTGTGTAGTGCGCGTGTCTTTTGGAGCGCGTCCATCAACTGTAAGACCGCCAATATAGCACACACCAAGGCTCATGCGATTCAAGCCAGCGCAGTGTGCGCCTACTTTGTCTTCTGGTCTGCCGATTTCCACTTTTCCGTCCAAGTCTACTACATAGTGATAGCCGATTCCGTCCCAGCCTTGTTCGCGATGCCATCGGTCTATATCCTTTGCACTAAACTGCTTACCCTCAGCCGTAGCCGAGCAATGTACAATGATATACTTTACCTTTTCTGCTAATAACTTTGCCATAATCTTTATTTGTTTTTAAGTTAGACTTTCATTGATATTCCAAGAACAAAATATCTCTCAAAATTATACGATAATAAAAAGATATTTGTACCTTTGTTGCGTGATGAGTGATTAGTTTATATTCTGAATATTGTTGTTTTGGACGTGCTATTTTATAGTACGTCTTTTTTCGTCTAAGACTTCTTCTACAGCTTCTCCTACATCTGTATTCTTTCGTTTCAGGTAAGCAATAAATAGCCGTTTTATGGACAATCGTTTTTTAATATTATGTATATCGCACACATGTCCATAGATGCTGTCTATCTCAATAAACAAGGCTGCAGCTGCACCGATAGCACCACCAGTCGTGTCTGAACCTAAACCAAATGGCTCTAACGTAGCCTTAGCAAGTAGTAGCCCGAAGATGATAAAGTTAATGTATTCAAGAAATTTGCAAATCGTTCTCCGCAAAGCTCGCGACAAACGAAAATCTTCCTTGCGTACCTTAACACTCGCTGTTAATCCGCTCCAAAAGTCAGTAAAGACCATAACAATGATAAACAGAACTGCCCACCTTAAATCAAATAAGACTTGCAGTAACTCTGTGTAGAATGTTCCGCCTATTACCGCTCCACTCGCAGTCAACACTGGGTTCGCCCCACTCGTCGATACCGTCTTAATCATACCTTTCCTTTCTCTTTTACTTTATTTTAGCTTCTAATGCTTTAATTCTATCCTCAAGTTTTTTTAATTGCTTATCTAACGGGCAGTACCACCGACCAAATCCTTTCATGTTTGGAATAACTAAATCTGGGTCTTCACTATTATATGAATATTGAAAACCTGCAGTACAAACATATTCCTTAGGAAATCCTAAATCGTGATTGTGAGCATCACTAAATGTTCCATCGGTGTTCAACTCATAGTTGGTATAAAATTTTAAATGGACGGTGTGCCCCATACTGTCAGAAATTGCCGACAATGTACCTACAACAACATCCTTTGTACCGCGTTTTGTAATTACTAAATATAATGGAGCTGCTTTTAATACCTTGTCAATATCAATCACACCTTGTGCGTTATTACGGAACCAATGAGATTGTATTTCATCAAGATTGATTGTTGGCACAGATAACTTGTCAAGCTTAACTTTATCAGCAGCCGTCATTATACCAGCTTTAGTACTTGTTGCCTTAGAAATTGGTGTATCATATCTTCCACCATTTGAAAAATTTAGATAACGTAAATTGACATATTCTTCTGTACTTTTATCTTCTTCAATGAATCTGAATTTTTCTCCACAATCTTTCATTCGTTGTCCCCATTGCCATGGTAAAAGTCCATCTTGATAACATGCACCATTATCACTACCCATATAAGGTATCATAAACTGTAATGTTTGATGCGATTCATTATCATGTTCATAATGTGTATTATTTTCAGCGCCCCATTTTTTCCAACGGACATATATTCTACCATCTTCTGAATAAATCCACCAATTACATGATGCAACACAATTCTTATCGTTGGTTATACCATTAGAATATATATAATTCTTATTACTTCCTGAAGCCGAACTCTGCACAGTTGGAACTTCGCTCTTTAAATCATCAAGAATGGTTTTCCAATTACTCCATGTCGCATCTACGCAAGTGCGATAAGCAATAGTAACACCTTTTTCAATATTAAGCGAAATTTGATTACTTGTCACCATAAGACAACCTTCAACCCAAATTGCAGATTTCTTACTTGCAGCATGAAGTACAACAAACGTTACAAAAAGAGGTACACCGCCCACAATAGCCAAGTAACGTCCGCTTTTTAATTCCTTTTTATTCGTTCCTTTATAGTTAAGCCCGTTCAAGAAAGCATTAAATTCTGGCATTGTGAACTCGCCAGCCGTTGCGAACTCGCCAGCCGTTGCGAACTCATTCAACGAGCCAATAAACCATGTTTTCAGTGTTTCGAGATAAGATTTATCTTCTACGCCCATTATACCAGCTTGTGAGGTCGTAGCTTTTGGTAAATCCATTGTCTGTATTCTGAATGTTTCGCCATTTCGCGAGACTATAATGCCATCAATAGCAAGACCTTTTGTTTGGTTAATTCGTGAGAGAACCTCACTCAATTTGATTGTTTCCATCGTTACTTTGTTTTTAATTGTTTGATAGATTTTTCCAGGCTTGAGAACTTAGAATATATTGCTTTTTCGCCCACCATATAGACTGGGCTATCATAAGGTATATCCATCTTTCGCTCGTAGCCTATAATACGGCTGTCACGATAGCCTTTTTCGAAGAATGCAGCATTCCATAGCTTTACGCGTTGACCGATTTTAAAGATATTCTTGTTGCTTTCGTCAAGACCTGAAGCACTTTCGTCTGTTCGTATCGCAATCCCTCTTTCATCAGTCAGCACAACACCATTATCATCAGTCACAAGCGTTTCTTTAGCAAGTCCGTATGTGTAATCTGAGAACATTGTGCATTCGTATGTAGTAGGGTCAATATTCATCTTGTCAATCTCGAATCTTGTCCTTTCTGCCAATTTTCCTTCCGCTTTTTCTATGAGCTTAAGGTCTTCTATTCTTGAAGCGTCCCACCCAATCAAGATGAACTTATCGTCTAATTTTGGGTGCATCGCGTCACTTGGCAAGTAGATACCCCCATCGAATTGTTGACGCACAATCTGGAAGTATTGTTGTGGTGGTTCTTCTTGGTTGAATATTGCTTTTGGATGGAATATTGCTTCAAAGGTCAGCCCTGATAAAGCACCCGTTTGGAATTTGATTTCCAACTTATCTGCTGTATCGAGCTTGTAATCCTCATCAAACGTAAAGTCGTCAGTATGTATGTAGTATTCAGTATACTTAATATCGGTCTTTTCGTCACCTTCGTAGACATACTGCGGCTTTGGTTCTATCTTCGTGATAAAGCTTTCTATACGAGGATATATATCATCAAAGACCAAGACTTTCTCGACAATGCTGTTGAAAGGAACATTGCTCGCTTCGACATAATAGGGGGCTGGAAGAGATAAACGTCTTTCCGCTATTGCTTTAATGCTTTTTGCGTTCTGAATATCCGTTTCGCTTTCAAAGTACCACGATGGCAACTTGCTTTCTATGATGTTTTTAATCGTGACCTTTCGACCCTTTAAAAGAATACTTTCTCCTTTAAAAAATTTGATATAGTTTGTGCCATAATCAGGAAATAGTTCTGCTGATGTTATTAACTCCGCCTCAACTGTGTCTGTTGGGGATTCTTCATATCCAGTATCAAATTGAACGACAACTCTTGTAAGAACCTCTTTTGAATTTCTGAAATAAGACAAAGTATCAGCAAATCCACCAGCAGGATAACCAATACCAAAATCTATTGTACCATTAACAGATGTGCTTGTAAAAGTTACCCCAACCAATATCTTAATGCTAATATTTTGTTCTTGAGTTAACTTGAATTTTTGAAACGTAACATCACCAAGATATTTAGAACCTTGGTTATTAGTTCTATTTACAGATATTTCAGTTGTAAACTTTTCAGAAGAAGTTATAACATTTTCAACTTGTACATCTTTCCCGACATTAAAAGTCCGCTCAGAACCATCCTTATCACCACAAAGAATAACAAATGCAGTTATCGTATAAAAAGTAGACCCATCATTTAAAAAGTTTCTAAAAGAATAATTTATACAGACACCAAAATCTGTTGATTTAACATTATTGTTTAAATAGAATTTAGTGTCTTTATATTCACCAGAACCTAATACGATTGAAGATGTTTCAACCACATTAGTATTACAAATAACACCACTTACTCCAGCAGGTACTAATGTGTCTATAGTTCCTTTATTCAGATTGAATGTCGGGTCTGAGTTATCAAGTCTATCGCTTTTATTGAAAAAGTTCGAATACAGAGGTTTGTCAGTTTTCAGATAGCCGTAAATATCCTTGAATTGCGGATTACTATCCATAGTAAACACTGCGTCACCCTTGCCGTAGTTCTTGGGCAAGTTCTTGTCCGAACCAAATGCGTAAACTCGCGTAGCATAATCTGTTTCAGATTTAGAACCACTCATCGAAACAACATTTTCACCCAACTTAAAATCAGTCGCTTCACCTGCATCTTGGCACTTACCGAAGCGGATAAAATTACCGTCAACCCACCATTCTGCATCCCATTCGTCTGCAATCTGGTTTAATGCTTCAATGAAGTTAACCGATGAATAAGTCATGGTCTTGACTTCTTTGTAATAATCTTCATCAGGCACATCGCTGACGAACCCATTACCATTATAGCTGAAACCTTCCTTATTAAGGCATCTAACGAAGGTGTTGACTTGGTTTTCAAGATTTGCAGTTAGGCTAAATTCCGCTTCTCTTGTACCATTATCTTTATCATTCTTTTTATCAACATCTGGCGAGTACTTGTAGATTTTCATCTGCCATGCTCGGTAGTATGCTTCAAATTTAAGCACGTAGTTATAGCCCCCCGTACGTTCATCGTATGAAGGCTGCTGTGCTTCGATTATATAGTACTTCTTATCATTCCACGTAGTGTATGACCCAATCGGGAAATAGATTGGGTCTACACTATTGAAATGCAGTTCTATGTAATCTTCTTTCATAAGAGTAAACTTCTCGATACACCCTTCATAAATGTTGAGCATTTCGTAAAGCACATTTTCGTCTGATGTGTTTCCTGATGGGTCATATATTTTCATACTGTGAATCTGTTTATCGGATTTGGCTCATAGAACTTGAACTTGGCGATTCTTAAGAGTCTACCATCGTGCAGTTTATAATCTGTTGCATCAGTCACTTCGCGCAATATAAGTTTGAAGCCACATTTTAATTTCGGCACACTGAAATCAATATATCCAGCAGCATCCTCAGATAACGCGTTAAAATTGTATATCAGACTTTCGTAGTCACTTCCTTCTACGGCAATCTGAATTGTGAACTCGCGAGATTTTACATTGGGATATTGGCTCGGAACAACTCTATCGCCATCTTCTAAGCGACTTGTGTTAGAAACATAGTCCTTAAAGGCGAGAGCTCCCGTGAGCGTTTGGTATGCACCTTTAACGAGGTTAGCCCTATACTCGCTCCATATATCCTTGCCATTGATTTTTGCTTGTCCTATCATATCGCTTACATGTTTCTTGTATTTCTTTCGATTTTAGTCAATTTTGCATTCATTGTATACAACTCATTTGTGTTCTTTTCGATTGCTGCTAAATGGCTAACCGATGTGCGCTGAATCTCAATACTCTCATCGTAGTACGCATTACGCTTATTCTCGATTGTTACAATTACTTGCAAGCCATCGTTAATGCTTACCAATGTAGCAGCGTCAATGAGTTGTTGGTTGCGTATTGAATACAGAGCTTCGTTGGTAGCAAGCGCACGACCGCTAAGTTCTTCGATACTCTCTTCTGACGCAGTAGCGTAGCCACCTGACTTACTACTTTCTGTCGATGATTTACCAAGCCCTACATTTTCGGTAATTTGTTTCCGTTCTTCGTAGAACGCATTGCTCATTTCTTTCGCTTCATCAATGAACTGCTGTTTCTGCGCTTCGGAAATTGTGCCGTTACCTGCCTTCATTGCTGCTTGATACCTTTCGGTATAATCCTTCATCCATGACTTAACCTTTTCGCCCATCATATTCTCAATAATCGCGCTTCGGATTTTGTCTTTGAAATCAGAGACCCAATCGTCTGCACTCTTACTCATGTCTGTTAGTGCGCTCATGAAGTTTGAGTACATGTCATCGAACTTTACACCAGTAAGTTTTTCAAGTGCTTCTTGCTGAAAATCTTCAGTACCTTTCTTGCACTCAATTAGCTTATCAAGATAATCTTGCATCTCAGTACCGAGTGAAGCCCAAAATTCACCATTATCAGCACCCTTTAATTTGACAAGTTGGTCGTAGGTGTAATTCTTTGAATATAAATCTTCAATGCGTGAAATATTAACTCCTGCCAATCTACTCCATTTGTTAAATCCACCAGCATTATTGATAGCTTCATTTGCTCTGTAGGCTTGTGAATGCGCATTAAATGAACGCTTGCTAAGGAATGTTCTTGTCACGTTCTTAATGCTCTTTTCTTCTGCCTTATAGAGTGCTTCAACTTCTGCAATAGCCTTCTTAGCTTCATTGCCAAAGCTCATGTCTATATACTCTTTCTTCTTGTCAATAAGGTCACTCCAGATACCAGACAATTTCTCATAGTGCGCGAGTTCTTGCTTATATGCCTTTTCTCCGCTGCCATGACCGAACAACGAAACAAAGCCACTAAACACATCAGCAACGCCACCAAATACACCCGTAATGGCGTGAACGTAATTACCAACATCCAAGAATGAGCCTATCTTCGTCAGGTCGAAGCCTTCAAAAGCACTACCAATCGAACCGAACCCATCAAATACTTGTGTAAGACCATCAGGCATGCTTACACCAAATTTTTCAAGCATTCCGCTCACATCCTTGCCCATGGTGGATAAAGTCTTGAAGCCACTACCTACGGACTTCGTTGTTTCATTCGCGGTCTTTTCTGCTTCGGTGTAGTCTTTTGTTGCTTTTGCAGCACGTTCAAGGAGTTCGCCAAATGTTATAAGTTTCTTACTTACTGGGTCATATACTTGTTCATTTCTGATTTCAGCTTTCTTTTCTGTATCAGAGGAATTTTCAGCTTCCTTATAGCGTTTCCAAATAGAGCCACCAGCAACATTTTTAACTTGCTCGTTAGCTTTGTCCGCTGCATTTTTCTTGCTCTTTAAATCGCGGAAAGAACTAAACATATTACCAATTAACGAGCCTTTCTTGGCTTGTTCTGCACGCACCTTGTTAATGGCTTCGTTTATGGTTTTAATGCTCTCAACTGAAAGGTTCTTGTCGTTTTGGATTAGTGTTTCAAGCTGCTTTTGCAAGTCCGCTAAAGCGGATTTACCCAAACGGCTAAGGTCGCCAAAGACATCTTCCCAGTTAAGTTGTTTCTTTATTTCCTCAAATTCAAGAGCCTTTGAGTTCTTTTCGTATTCCTTTTCATAGGACTTGTATTCTGGAGAGTTTTTATCAAGCCCTTGCGTATCATGCAAGAACTTTTCTTCAAGTGCAGCACGCTTTTCGAGGAATGTTCCGTACTTCTGATAGTACTCGTTCCATGCGTCTTTGGACTGAGATACCCAATCTAATTGCGCTTGCGCATTTTGTCTTAGTTTATCAATTTCATTTTTGCTCGTTTCGTTTGTGGTCTTTTGCAGTTCTTGTTCGAGGAATTGTATATCAGACCTCAATTTCTTTATTTGTTTTTCCTTATCAGAAAGATTATCGTATTCAGCAAAATGTTCTTTAATGGCAGTTGCTTTGTCCTTAGAAGAATTATCTACTATTTGTTTATTACGCTTATTATACACAGCCGAAATCTTACTGTCAGATAAAACATCTTCTCGCCATTGAGCATCTGTTTTTTTCCCGTCTTTTGTATTTAGCCATGTTTCTCCTTTCTTGTGATTTCCAGCTTTCCATAATTTCTCTGATACAGATTTCCTGCTCTTTATGATTGCGTTCAGCCAATCTTCCAAAGCTTTTTCTTCTTTGGTTTTATTATTATCTATTTCTTTAATCTCCTTTTTAAGAGATTCATCCATATATTTTATGCTATCATCAGTAATTTCTTGCTGCATCTTAGCAATTTCATTGGCTTCCTTCTCTTTAGCATCTTTCTGAATTGAAATTCTGTCTGAGTTTATTTCTGCGGCAGATTTCGTCCTTGTAGTACCTTTCTTTCCACTCTTTTTACCGCCTCCAGTTTCATTGCCTGCAGATTTATTCAATTTCTTTTGCTTTTTAATAGCCTTGGCTTTAACCCTGACTAACATCTTGCGCAATTCAGTTCTATCATCTGCAGAATTAACCTTAGCTTTTAAATCCTTAACGATATTATCAATCGCGTCATTAGAATGAGCGTTATTTATTTGGTCTGTATACTTTTCTTCTATTTGATTTAGATAATCTTTTTGAGAGTGTTTATTTGTTTTGATTGTCTGTTTCTTTTTCGCTTGTTTTTTGGGTTGAGTAGATTTTTTTGTTGGTACGGGTGTTATAAATGGACCATTATATTGCGGTTGGGGCTTACTCCATGGGAGGTTATTGTTAAAAGGGAATCTACCAAATCCACCATTTGTATTAGTACCATTTCCTTTTGGTGGAGTATTTCTATCAAATATAGATTTAATCCTTACATACCATTGTGTACCAGATAGTTTTGCAAGCAAATTTGAAAGCGTACTTACTTTATTCCTTGCTATGTCTGCTTCACTGGAATCTACTTTAGGCTTCGCTTTTTTCTTGTCTAAATTATCTGAAGCATTTGACGCTTTATCATGTTCTTCTGTTGCTTTTTCTGCATCAGAAGAATCCACTTTAGGCTTTGCTTCTTTTTCTCCGAGTTCAGATACACTTGAAGATGCTTCGTTGTAACTCTTTATCAAGTCTTCAACTGACATCTTTGTAATATCATTATTCGCTTCTTGCCTTGCAGCAGTTCTGTCACTATCTTCTTGAACTTTCTTTGCATATTGCGCTTGTGCTGCCATTAACACCGCAATATTATTCAATCCAGATTTAGCATAGTCAGCAAACCCAGTTTTTAGGTAAGTAATATCAACTCCCATGTTACTCATTTGTCCTTTAAACGATGAGTACATTTGCGATAATAGTTGATTTTGCTCATTTACATTACCATTAGCTTCTTTCCATTTGGAAGCGTACGATGTTATTATTGATGAAGCTACAACAGAAGCCTGCTCTGACATATTTGAGAACTTTTTCCACTGTTCACCAACTTCAATTAACGCTTCTTTCATTTCAGTTCCTGCTGAAAATTTAGCATGAAGCGCATCTTTATCTATCACATCATAACTGCTTGAAAAAGATTTCTGTAATTCTTTTTTTAAATCGTCTGCTTCTTTTTCAATGCTCTTGTTATAGCTTTCAAGTGCGTTTGCATTTATCCTTGCTTGTCCTTCTTGTTGAATAAGGTTTATTAGCTCATTTCTCAACCGATTTACTTGAGATAATTTGTCTTTTTCTTCGTCTATCTGAATACCATATTCATTGTATATACCGCATAGTTCTTCTATACTATCTTTGTATACTTTTGAATTTTTATCAACAGAATTGACGACTGCAAGCAAAGTGTTTGCATTCGCTTGCGTTTTTACTGCTTCTTCTCCGAATTTCTTTACTTCTTCTGTGGCTTCTTCTGTACTATCCGAGAAAGCAGAGAATATGCCTATACCGATAGAAATAGCTGTAATAGCCATTCCTATCGGATTTGATGCGAAAGCAGCTTTAAGTCCGTTAAATGCAGTCGTTAACTGCCCAGTTGCCCAAGTAAGAGCCTTCGTTGCTAACGAGTTCGCAGACTTTGATGCTGTGTCTATATTTTGTTGAACAATTTGAGCCTTTTTGGATGTTGAACTTAAATTCGTTGCTGCCGTATTTTTCGCGATGGCTGCTGCTTGTACATTAGTTGCAGCTGTTTCTTTTGTTTTAGACGCAGTTGATAGATTTTCTGCAGCTGTTTCTTTCTGTTTTATAGCTGCGGCTAATTCTGCTTCTCCTGCTGCGAAGGCTTCTGCGTCACCTTCGTTGAATGCAACCGCGATTTTTTCTTTAATAGCGTCTATTTGCTCGTTTGTTGCGTCAACGACATTCTTTGCATCTTCTACTCCAGTTGATGCTGAATTAAAAGACATTTGTGCTTCTTCCCATGCTTTATTAGCAGAATCGAAAGCGTCTTGTGCTGCTTGTATTTCTTCTTCGTGTAATGCTTTGAGTTGATTGCGTAGTTCTTGTATTTGATTCGCTTTGTCAAGGTCTATACTTCCACCTTTAACTTGTTGCCCGAGGTCATCGTCAAGAGCAGATATTCCATTCTTTTGTTGAATGAGTGCAATTTGTTGTTCAAGATTCGCAATTTCTTGACTTGCTGCGGCATTATTAACGGCTGCGACTGCTGCTGTTGCTGCTTTATTCATTCCCCATGCTGCTGCAATACTGATTATAATAGAACCTATTTCTTTGTAATGGTCTACCATGTCAGCAGCGAGTTCTATAGCACCACCAATAGCACCTTCTGATTTTTCTCCAATCTCGTTAAACATCATATCGATATTATCTTCAAGATTGGCGAGTTGACCCGTTAACGTCTTACTTTGCGCATCCATAAGACCGCCAAATTTACCTCCCTCATTAGTTAAGTCTTCAATAGCTTTTTGAACTTCTGGAAACCCAACTTTACCTTCTGAAACGAGGTCTTTAACTTTGCTTTCAGACACCCCAAATTGCTTTGCAAGCTCTGCAATCATAGGTATACCACGACCAGTAAATTGCATAAGGTCTTGCGCATAGAGCCTTCCTTGGCTCATTGTTGTGCCATACAGATAAATTATATCATTTAGAGGGATTGATAACCCTGCAGCAATGTCACCCAATCTAACAAGAGTGTCGTTTACTTGATTTGCTTCTAAACCATAAGCTAATAATTGCTTCGCGCCATTCGCAACCCCTTGTAAGTCAAAAGGAGTGGAAGCTGCTGTAGTCACCATCTGTTGCATGAGTGCAGTAGCTTTCTGTTCGCTTCCAAGCATTGTATTGAAAGCCATTTCAATTTGCTGGAATTGTCCTCTAATATTCGTTACATTAGAAGCAAATTCTTGAGCTGAAAAAGCAATACCGAAACTTGCTGCAGATTTCGCAAGAGAAGCAAACATTGCATCTGCTGATGCGCCAGCATCTTGCATCTTGTGTAACGTATTCACAAAATTTCCACCATCAGAACTTGCCTTCGCGTAGCTATTCCCAAGGTTCTTAATTTCTGTAGATGTTTTAGCTGCATTCGTAGCCTGCTTAGACATTCCTTCGTCAGATTTTGCAAAATTGGACATAATAAGCGAAACATCTGACGATATGTTTTTTGCAGCGTTGTTTGCTTGCGTTTGCATATTCATCAATGCTTGAATAAAGTCATTTGCGCTTTTCTGAATGTCGTTTGCATCAATCGTGGCTCTGATGCCTATTGCGCCATCAATATCTTCCATATCGTTTATTTACATTAGAGAAGCAAAGAAGCTATTACCATTGTCATTCTTAGCGTAGCTCTTGCGCTTTGGTTTTACTTGATTTGTGTTATTATTGCTTGGTTGCTCATCTTCATTATCTTCATCTAAAGGCTTGATTGAAGGGATTGCTGCATTCAGCAAGAGCAAATTGAGATAGCTGCGTTTAAAAACAACCTCATCGTAGCTCATGCGGAAATACTTCATTACTCCTCCGATGAACCCCCATGGACTTGTGCTGCGCGAGTATTCGTCGTCGTCTGTTTTGCACCGCGCAGGAAATAAATATGTATTTTGTTTTGTTTCTGTATCAGTTAGTTATGTTTCAATTTGCTTCTACTTGCACAACATTTGCACAACTTATTCCGCGTTGTTTTTCGTTTTAAGCGTGTTTTATTCGTTTTGTGGGTACTTGTAAGCCTCAACCGCTAAAACTCGCCTAAATCGTTTTATTTCGCTTTTATGGTCTTAAGCATTCCCTTTGCTTCGCATATCTCGCCCCATAGCCATGCGCCATTGGTTTGTATATATGTAAGTAGTTCGGTAATGCTTTGCAATGCTTTGTAAAGCGTTTCTTTATCGCCTTGCGGTACTTCTGACTTGCCAACTATGTACGCAAGTGAAACAAGTGTACAAATGTCTTTTTGTCGGTTTATTACTAAAATATCTTCGCAGTTATCAAGGTTTTCGCAAAGTTCCTTGATGTCTTCCTTTGATGGTGTTTCTTTTGTTTGTTGGTTTGTTGTTGTATTCATTGTCTTATTTGTTTTTATTGTTGTTGTCTGTTTGAATTGTTGAGGCTTGCAAGTGCCAAACCTTGTAACGCGTTTTGTTGCCCTTGCGCCACTCGCTTTTTATTAAATATCCCTTTGCTCTTAGGTAAGAAATATTTTTGTGAGGGTCTGCCACGTTGGCAAGTTTAACAAGGTCTATAGTACCATAATAGCCCCCACCTTGCAAGACTTTTAAAACCCTCGTGTTGCCGTTAGTTGCTTTCATTGGCTTGTATTTCGTTGGTAATATATTGGAGTGCCTTTTTTGTGTTGTCTGTTACTCGCTTCGCATATTGTAAAAACGTTTGTATTGGGCACTTTGCGCTATCCATAAAGGCAAAGCAAAAAACATTGTCGCTACAAAGTGAATGTGCCTTTTGTATGTTTGCTTTATGTCCTTTGTTCGTGTTCGCTTGCCTTAATGCGTGCAAAATTCGTGTGGCTTCTGTGTTGTGCTCTTGTGCTTTGTGCATGTCGCGCAAGAAGTTGAAAAGGTGCTTTTGTGGTTCTGCCATTAGTGAAAGCACGTTTGCACTCTCTTGTAGGTGCTTTTGCAGCCTTGCAAGTGTTTCGTTTGTGGTTTGTGTTACTATCATTTCTTTTGTGGTTTGTGGTAAGCCTCAGCCGTGCAAGGTGTTGAGGCTCGCCAAAGTTATTGTATGTATGTTTTTATCTGTTTTGTTTCGTTTTGCGGTGCAAATATAACACTAAAACAAAACCAAACAAAACAAAAGTACTTTTTTCTTGTTATTATGTTGCATTTCTTCTTGTTTTGCTCTTTTGTTATTTATATTCTGTTTGTTCTTGTTTGTTATTATATTACTTGCAAATCTCCCTTTTGCTCACTACCTTTGCAATATCACTATAATAAAACAAACATGGATATAAAAGGCACAATCAAAAAACACGGCTTTACACTTGAAAGGGTAGCTAATGAGTTGGGAGTATCTAAAGGCTCTTTTTCGACCGCAACAAAAGGCAATCCCACTATAAACACTTTGCGCAAAATTGCAAACGTGTTGGGGTGTTCTGTTACTGAATTTTTCGAAGACGAAACGAAAGAACAAAGTAGTACTTTTGTTTGTCCTCGTTGTGGTGCTCCCTTGCATATCAGCGTAAAGGAGGAAAAGCACGAAAGCAAAGAGTAACTTTGTGCCCCCACTTGTTAACCTTGTGGGGGTTCTGCTGCTTTACTGCCTTACCATACATAAAAGGTAACCTTTAAGCCTCTACGCAATTTACAAATAACTTTATCCGCCTTGTACATTGCCTTTTTGGCACGTGTTACCAACTTGTTAAACAAGCCAATACCTACCAACTTTACAAGACCGCTAACACCTACCAAAGTATTTAATTTCTTGCCATCAGCATTTTTGCCGTAAACCTTAATTTTAAAAAGGTCGTTAACTTGTTTCTTTGTATATTGCATTTGTGCCATGTCGAAAAGGTTTTAGAATTATCTTTTTATGTTTGTTTTCGTCTGCAAATATACATAGCACGATAATACAAACCAAATAAAAACAGAATAAAATATACTTTTCATGTTGCTTTTCTTGCTTAAATACTCTTTTTGTGTTGTTTTTGTGCGTATCTTTGCAAAGTAAACAAATAAACATTCTAAGTATATGGATATAAGATTAAAAGAACTTTGCAAGCAAAAAGGCATAACACAAAAAGAACTTGCAAATACTTTGGGAGTTACTGAAATAACGCTTACACGCGTAAATTCGGGTAATTGTTCCCTTTCACTATTAGAACGTATTGCAACTGCCTTGAATGTTCCAATACAAGAACTATTTAACCCACCATCAGAAAACAAAATCACGCTTATTTGCCCACACTGCAAGGGGGTTGTAAATGTTTCGCTTTCGGTTCATGGAGAGCAAAGCGAAGAAACAAATAAAGAATGATTTTTTTGTATGTGGTCTGTAGCCTCAACAAATTAAAAGTACTACCTTTGCACTCGTTAAGTACTCCGTTGTTTTGACTTAAAAAAGTTGTTTTGTATTTTGCACAAGTCGTTCTAATTGGTTCGGCTTGTGCAAATTGTTTTTTCCTCCTTGTTCCAACTGCACACTAAAAAAACGCTGCAAACCATCAAAAAACGGCTTACAGCGTCCAAACTATTAAAAATGAAAGATATTTAGTTACTAAATTCTATAGAAAAGGGTTTTATTTCTTCTTTGCACCTCCTTACAAGCAAATGAGCATACCAATTATGAAATTTATTGTACCTTGTTATATATTCCCTTGCTTTGCGCTCGCTTGTAAACATTGCACTTAGTTTGTCGGCTTCGCCCTTGGGGGTGCTTACCTTTGCGAGGACAAAGTAAACATTTACACACTTGCTCATTCCAAAAGGATTTTTTTTTCTTCCTCTGTCAAATTATCTATGATTTCTTTTTCTTCTTTGGTCGTTACTACAGAGATTTTTAAATCTTCTTCCCCATTCTTGCAAAGTTTTTCTGTTTCTTCTTCTGTCAAATTATCTATGATTTCTTTTTCTTCTTTGGTCGTTACTACAAAGATGTTTAAATCTTCTTCCATATTCTTGATAAAAGATTTGTTTATCATCTTTATTTTTCCGTTTATGAATTGAAAAACGCGCGAACATGTTTTTTTTGGTTTTTCTCCTTTTGCTACTTGTAGAATGATTTTTATATTTGCGTCCTTGCTCATTGTTCACTTTCTGTTTGTTGTTTTTCTTCTTGTAGTTGCATCACCTTTAAAGCAATTTTTTGTACTGCTTCCTCGGGTGCTTCTTTTAGCAACTTTTCAAGTGCTGCGTATTCGGTTTCTATTTTCGCCTGTGCCGTTATGCTTGCTTGCTTGGGTATTGCATAGCCTAACAAGTTTATATAAGATTTTACGCGCTCGCTTGGCTCGAGTTCGTTTAGGTCGCTCATTACTTGCGCTTGCATACCTTGTAAAAGCATTTTAACCCATTCCGCTAAATCAGCATTCCTTTTATTTCGTGTTCCCTTGGGTCTGCCCTTGGGGTTTCCTACTTCGCCTTTTCTAAATACCATAATTGTGTTATATTTGTTTATTATACTTGCAAAGATAGTGCTTTATTGTTATATATTACTTCTTTGTTTCTCTTGAAATTGTTTGAACTCATCAGACAAAGAAAAATTTTGCTTTGTTTGGTGTAGTGGCTGCTTTGTTCTCTCGTCTTCTTTCAGCCAATAAAGACAAAAGTTTTGTATTTCCTTTAGTGTGGCTTTTGTGCAAAATAAGTCCATCACGTATTGGCAAAATCTTGGAGCGTTTTTGGCTGCTGCTTCTGTATGGTATTGTATTTTTCCAAATGGTGTTGAGGCTTCAAAGATTTTGCTTTCTTGTGTCGTTGGGGTGCTGCTGCTTGTAGTGCTATTTTTATTACATTGTGTAGTACTATTTTTATTACATTGTGTAGTACTATTTTTATTACCTTGTGTTGTACTATTTTTATTACCTTGTGTTGTACTATTTTTATTACCTTGTGTTGTACTAAATTTATTACCTTGTGTTGTACTAAATTTATTACTAATAAGGAATGTATAAGTACTTGATTTGCTTTTTGTTGTGGAGTATTTTATAATACCTTTTTTGCTTAGTGTTTCGCGTATTTTCAAAAGGTGCGTTTTACAAGTTGTTCCATACCTTTTGCAAACCTCTTCAAGAGTGGCTACAAATTGCCCTTTCTCGTTCGCTCTCTCTTGGTATAAACCAATTAGAGCAAATAAAAGTCTTGTTTCGCTCGAAGTGTACGCGCTTGCTTTGTCGTTCTTTAGAATGGTTTTTAAAATCTTTGTTATATCCATTGTTTTGCCTTTTAAGTTTGTTGTTATTCGTTTTGTGGGCGTTTTGCCGTGCTTGTGGGTACTTGTTAAGCCTCAGCCGTAAAACTCGCTAAAATCGCAAATTTGCCAAAAATAACGGCTTTTGTTGTTGAGGCTTCGGAATGGTCTTGCACTCTACAAAGTTTGTACTAACTTATAGTGCAAGGCTATTCCGTTTGTGTTGTAAACTCTCCCACAATCGGATAAATAGGAGAGAGCAAAGCGACCGACCCCCATAAACCCCCTATAAATTTATTTCTTGTTTCTTGTTGAGGCTTTAAATAGCTTAAATTTAGTGCTTTGTTTTCGCTCTAAGGGCGTTTTGTGCGTTTTGTGGTATCTTGTAAGCCTCAGCACAAAATAACGGCTTAAAACGCAAATTTTAAGCTATTGCCTAAAAAGTAGCCCCATATCTACAGAAAAGGGGGTAATACAAAATTCTACCCTTGGGCGTTCCTTGTCTGTTCGCTTTTCCGCATTTATCTTGCAGCAAAAGCAATCATTTGTAATTGCTCCTACATATTGCAAACAATCTAAAAGCGTTTTTAATGCGTTGTCTAAATCGTTTTTTGTAGTTGCAAAATACACTACTACATTCAAGGCAAAAGGTGTGTTTATCTGTTTACCCTTGTATATTTTGCATTGCTTTATAAAACTTTGTTCATACCTCCTTAGTTTGTCGGTTTTGATTATTCGCCTTTTGCCGTCCTTGTCGGGCACTGCTTGGTAGTTGTTAGCCTTGCCAATTACTTGCCCCCAAATTATCTCTGTTTCCATCGTGAAGCGTTTTTGTGTTGTTGTTGTTGAAATTCTTCGCACGTGCGAACACCAACAACAGCAACAAAAATAACGAAGTATGAGTTATTTTTTTCTGTTGTTGGGTTATATATCATATTTCATATATCATATTTCATAAAGGTTTGCTTTCGGTTTCCCTTTGGTTTCCCTTTGGTTTTCCTTTGGTTTCCCTTTGGTTTCCCTTTGGTTTTCCTTTGGTTTTTTTATTAGTTGTTATTTGTTGATATTCAAGCAAAAAAAGTTGTTTTTTTATTTTACCTATACCGCCCTTTTTTCCACTCGTTTTTTCTGTTTTGTAGTTGTATTCTTTCCCAATCTAAAAAGTGTGCCTTTATATCGTTTTCGCTTGTATGTCGTTTCCCTTTAAATTGGCATTCGTTGAAAAAGTTATCAAAATCTTCATCGCTCCTATAGCATGCCATAGTATCACCACCAAAGGGGGAACAATCAAGCCAAGACGATAGAAAATTTTCATCAGTTTTCAGCCGTTCAAAAATAGCCTTTTCTTCATCGTGCGAAAGGTATTTTTTTTCCTCTGTTTTCGCTTCTTCCTTTTCTTTCGGTCTACCTCCTTTTTTGCCGTTTGCTATACATTTTTCGTATCGTGTTTTACCCTCATCAAGCATATTTTTTAAAGCGTGAAAGACAATATTTTTAATTACGTCTTTTTGGTCTGGTGTTTTGCCTTCTCTTACGTAATAGTAAAGCATTTTTAAACATTGCCATGCTTCAGCCTCATTGGTTGTTGCAACGCTGTCTAACACGTTTAAAACTTGTTCGGATATTATTAAATTAGCCTTTTTATCTTCCATGCTTAAACGTTGCTTTTGGTGTTACTACTCGTTTGGTGCTTTCTTCTGTTTGCTCTTCTTCGGTCGCTCCTCCGTTTCTCGCTCTTTTGCTTTTCGATGATAGGGCGCAAAACCTTTGTGTAATATTCGGCTTGCTCCTCGTCTAAATCTCCTTTTTGGGGTTCTACTCCCTTAAATCCATAATCGCAAAAGGCTTTCAAAAGTTGGAATGCTCTTGCACCTCCGAAAAGGTTCATTTCTACCGCCAAATAAGGGGGTACTTTTATTTTGTCAAGTAATACGTTATCTTTTTCCATTGTTTTTTTGTTAGTGGTTTGTTGGTTTGAGCCTCAACACTTCAAAAAGTGCTTTATTTGCCTATTTGCTTTTAGTTTTAGCGTGCTTTGTGTGCTCGGTGGTAGTTTGTACACCTTACACACAAAAACGCTCTTAGAACAAATAAAAAGCCCTTTTAGGTGTTGAGGCTATAAAGTTGGTAAGTTATTTGCCATTGTTGAGGCTTCAAAGTGCGTTTTGTCTTTCGTTCAAAAGTGCATTTATATCGCTTTGTTTGTAGTAGTTCTTGTTACCTAATTTTATAGGCTTTAAGTACCCACGCTTAGCCCATACCCAAAGAGAAGATTTTTGCACGTGAAAAATAGCCCTTACTTCCTCAGTTGATAGCAAATTTTCTTTTGTTGTACTCTTGTTTTCGTTCGCTTTAAGTTGTTCCATAAATTCAGCCATCATAGAACTAAACACACTTTGCAAATCTTCTTTTGTTATCATAAAGATTTGGCTTGCGTTTGTAATTGTTTTAGCATCCATATTTGTAAATATTTTTCTATTTGTTTTACTTCGTTTATTTTGTTTCGTTTTCGTTGCAAATATACTGATTTATATTGCTTTTCTATATCTTTTGTATGTTTTTTTATTGTAAATATATATCTTATTTATAATAGCCTTATAACTTCGCTTTTTATCTCATCGTCTATTGCCCTATATCGTGCAAAAGCGGTGCTATTTTGTGCGTGCCCACTCATTGAGGCAATTAAATTTGGGTCTTTTACTTGTTTGTATAATAAGCCAATAAATGTGCGCCTTGCCATGTGTGTGCTAACTACTTCGCAAAGTTGCTTTTGTTCCTCCTTTCGTGTTATTGGGTTTAATACTTGTACTTGTCGCGTGAAGCCACAAAGGGCAAAAAGTTTCTTTAGCTTTCTGTTAATCCTTTCAGTGCTGCCACAATTCGGTAAAAGGTTTGCACCCTCTTTGTACTTCTCAATGATACGCAAAGCAACTGAATGTAACGGAATGCGTAAAACGCGCCCACGCTTTGAAATGGTCTTTTGTGGTATGTATTCCAAATAGTTGCCTATTATGTTATGTTTGGTAAGCCTCAACAAATCACTAATACGGCAACCGCAAAAACACTGAAATATAAATAAATCGCGTATCTTCGCAAGTTCGGGGAAATCTTGCAAATCGTATTCCGTTAGCGTGTCGCGTTCCTCCCTTGTAAGGTAGTAGGGAGTGCCGTATATCTCGGGACTTATCTTTATACTCGCCATAGGGTTTTTGTTTATTAGTCCTTTTCTTTCGGCAAAGTTTAAAACGGCTCTAAATTTTTTCATGTACCCTATTATGGTGTTTATACTCCTTTGTTTTGGTGGTCTGCCTTTCCTTGTAAGGTCTTCAAATGGTTTGCTTTCGTATATTTCGTGGTGCTTTGCTACTTCTTCTTGTTCGTGCTTCAAAAAGTCTTCAAAGTTGGCAATATCATTTGCCGTAAGTGTGCGAATATCCGCAAAGTGTGTTGTTTTGCCTTGTGCTTGCTCGTTCATTTTTAAGTGCTTAAAAATAGTTCTAAGTGCTTTGTAATACTCTTTGCTCCTTTTGCTCATTTCGTTTGCTTTTACGTATTGTTTTATAAGTTCGCAAATGTCGTATATATTACCGCCATCCGTGCAAAGTTCACAAAATACTTCACCATTCATTGCCCTTGTAAGGTCGTGCGAGTTTTTTATAAAATCTTTGTTTTGTTCGTACACCTCCAAAAGTCGGTCTTTTGTATTTTGTATTTCGTTGTTTGTCGTTCGTCTGTATGTGTTATTGCAAATCTTTCTTGTACTTATTTCTCCCTTTTTAGAGTCCCAAAGAATAACATTTACAGAAATAGTACTTTTATAAAATAGTTGTACGTTTCGCCCATCAGACAAACGGAAACGAACAAAAGCGGTATCTTTGCCCTTGGTCGCTCTTATTAGTGCTTTAATTGTTGCCATATTAGTATAACTTTTTGCCGTTGTGCAAGTTCTTTATTTTTGCACAACACAAACAGAAACAAAGCAAAAAACGAAAGAAACAAGTTAAATATACCTTTCTTTGTTTTTGCGCTGAAAGTGTTATAAATCATTCCTTTTGCTTTGCTTTGTTCTGTTTTAGTTTAACTTTGTTCTAACCGCGCAGGAAAGTCATAGATTGAAAAAAAAAGGATGCATTGAAACTTTGTGCGCAGAACGTAATAACTTCGTTATAGCGCGTCATTGTGGTTTTCTTAGCAATGTACCATCCGAATAAAAATCTTGCAATAGAGCTGCGGAAAATGGCTTTTATGACAACCTTTTGCAATACTCTAATATCCTTGTGCATAGATAACATCTTTTCGATTCCATTAAATGTGCCCTGAATATCCAGTTGCTCACAAGTGTTTACAAGTTCTCCAATCTCCCAAATTTGGGCGAGCGTTAGAGGTTTTATGTGTACGGGTAACAAGCCAAACCTAATCCAAGTACCCTTTTCACTAAATGTTTCTTCTGTGCTTATCTTCGTCATTTATTTTTCGATTTTAATTAAAAAGCGACACAGCGGTATGACCCGTTGTGCCGCCAAAAAACATGAATGAACAATCACACAATACGTTTACGCTTTCGCTACTTTAGAATGGTCATGTCCCGTATTGCTTGATGTAACACCTGCATCGGGCTTCCATCGAGTAGAAGGCATTTCATCACCCGTAAGAACATCAAATACCGCTTGCTTTGTACATTCGATATTGATGTTAGGGAAACCACTCTTACCGATAGTACCAGCCTTAGTTACAACGAGTTTCATGTTCGCCCACTCGAAAATCTTTGAGGGGAACTCATCGGTACTCTTTGTTTGAATCTGGACGGCATGATTCTGCAACTTAAATTTAGGGTCTTCCTCAATATAGCCGTCTGCACCCTCCTTGTAGCCGAAGAAAAACATTGCAGCTTCCTTACTCATATCGTATACCTGAACAGTAAATCCCTCTGTACCTGCGTCACTCTGCAACGTAGCGTAATAGGTATCGCTATCCTCAATCTCGATATTGTTTGTCGAAGGTGCTTGGTCGTTAAAGCTAAGAGAATCCTTAACGATTGCTTTTAGTCTAAATTCCTCCCACTTAGAGGGAAATGCAGGGGTAGCCGTTAGCGTATCACCGTCAAGGTTACCACCCTTTACGTTAGGTTTGTCAACAAGTGGAGCAAACTTAATATGCTCAATACCGTATGCACCAGTTTTATTTGCCATTGTCGTTAAATGCTTAGTTTGTAAATGTTACTTGAACTCTAAGATTGACGAAGTGAGTATTATCAACGTCTTTAATGCAGTTACTATCAGCTTCTAAGTGATACCAACTACCATTGATAATAAGCTCACGCTCGTCATCTTCGGTCGTGGTGTTCTTTGGTGGGATTAACTCCATCACGCTTTGACTTATTTGTTGCAGTTTTAGCGTGTCAGGCATTCCGTTATTCAAGTCTGGTACGTGAATATTGACATTCACAATGCAACTTGTATTAACCCACGAGCCGTATGAGATTGAAAGGTAATTCAAGCAGATGTAAGGTAATGCGTAATTCACGGGCTTCTCAATTTTAAACACCGCCACATCTTTTATTTTCTTGCTCAAATATAGCGCAAGGTCTGTTACTGCTTGCATTCCGTTCATATCTTGTTATCGTTTATGTCTTGAATAAGTTTTTTTATTTTCTTATCGAGAGAACTTTGCAAGAATGATATTACATTGCAGCCTTTCGCTTCAACGTATCTTGCGTATTCCTTTCCAGCTACAACCACGACTTCCCACAAAGAGCCTTTCGCTTCAAATTTGCTTAATGCAGTTCGAGCAGCACTCTCGCCATCAGCACTACCTCTGCCATCAAAACCACCACTTGTAACCTCCTTGCTTTCAAAGAAAATTTTAAAGCCAATGCTTCCGCGGAGATTTCGCGTATGGTCGTCGTACCCTCCGCTATCACGTGAAGGGTAGGTATTGCGAGCATCATTGCAAGCTTCTTCGGCAATGACTGTCAATTCCCTTAGAATGCGAGTGTCAAATTGTGGTTTTTGGCTTCTATGTGAACCAAGTTTCCTCAGCACCTCATCGAAGCCAAAGCTTTCTACTTTAGCCATAATTTTAGCCAATTTCGTAATGTGACAAATCCAATCACGCGAATATCTTTATCAATAGTACCATCTTTCTTTGTAATGTGTACCAAGTCATTTTCGCGAGGGATATTGTCATTGCTCTTTGGTTTTCGTAGGAAAATCGTGTAAGAATAGGAGTAATCATGCCCATCGTTTCCGCTTATCTTAGATGCAGAATTGTTGGGGATAATCTTGCATTTACCAAGCTCAAGCCATTCAGTTGTCTCTGTAGGGTTGAGTTGTTCGTCTGTACCCTCTATTCTTTTTTGTAGTTGGATAGAATCATCGAGTTTCATATACTTATTACTTTAATTGTGTTTTCGCCATCATCAGCAAGAACGAGGTCTGCTGATATTCCTGCGTCATTGGCTATCGCTTGAATAGCTTTATCAATCTTGGTGACAGCATACGATTGCGAAATACCTCCGATATTTTCGCTTTCAAGAACTCGCAATTTCGATAAGCATAACATCGAAGCAAGTGCAACACACTTCTTTCCCTTTAAGGAATAGGTGTCTTCGGGGTTACATTCTCCGAAGCGTTCTCCTGCATCTATCAATGCTTTATCCAAGCTATCATCAGACACACTATAAGGTTCAATAGTGGCTGCAACTGCTTCTCTGTTATTCATAACTCAACAAAAAATATTCTATGTAGTTTCTACTTAATTATCTTCTGTTACTTCACCCGTTTTGTCTGTTTCAAGAATGTAGTAGTTATTCTTGCCAGTAAACACAGGGTGCGCCCACATCTCATAATCAATAAAACGTCCCTTCTCATTACGCCACATACCAACTTGGTTGTTGTCGTATGTTGAGTAAGTCTTGTTGGGTAGGGGGTCAACCGATTCAAGAGTGTCAGCAACTTTCAGCACCGCAACTGTATCAGCGCACTGGAATACAACGCGGTCATCCTTCGTCATGTTCGTTGATGTACCATCAGCAAGAATGCAGTAACGCTCCTTCTCAATGGTGATAGTCGGTAAAAGAATTGATTCGAGATACTGGTTTACTTCGTTATAAGATACACGTGCAGCTGATACATCAACCTTGCCAAGTTTCAATTTGAACACATCACGCAACTGCTTTGATTTGCACATCTTGCGGAAGGTACGCACACTCATACGCATCTTCAAGACAGTCTTACCGATTGAACCAAGGTAGTCCACAATCTCTTGAATATCGTCAAGAGGTGTAGAATTTTCGTTACCCCATGCAGCAACTTTGGCATGGAACTTCTTGATACCAAGTTTGTAGGTGTAAGATACACCAGACTTCGTGTTGTTACCGCTGTTTACAGTCTGTGTGCCGTTGAATAAGCCCTCATAGTAGAGCATATCAATACGCTTATGAGGAGCGATTACAGCCTTCTCGAACGGGTCAAAGAGGAACTTAACCAACTTAGCATACTCTACGTTACGCTGCTCCTGCGAGAACGAATACTGCTTATCTCGGTATCGTCTTTCGAGGAAATAGTATTGGTCAAGTCTATCGTTATCCATCTGCCACTCATCGGCAATACGGCTCAGTGAACCAATCAACTGCTTTGCAGTTGGCATCTGATGAGTAGGTTTTTCACCATTCTTGTCAATAACTGAACCAACCATTGCTGCTGCATATTCTGCAATATAAGCGTTATAAACCTTAGATGCGCAATATTCGGGTGAAGGCATCTCGCTCTTCCACTCGGCAACATAGGTTGAGTTCTTCATCTGCTCTTGAATGAAAGCATCAAAACGCTTCGGCTTTTCAAGCTCTTTGATTAAAGAATCCATATTTGTTAATGTTTTTATGTTAGTACTTAAAGCTTAAACGCATGACGCGAAGTGAGTGCAGTTTTGATTGCGTCATTGAGGTAGTAAGGCAACGTTTCTTCCTCAATTTCGTATGCTTGTAGGGTGGGGGTGCAGCTCTGCATACCATCCAATTCCACTGTTGCGTAATTAAGACCTAAGACATTGCTTGCATTACCATCATCAAGGACTGCTCCCTTATCGGCTTTTTCCGCAAGATCTGCGATTGTGAATTTGTCAAAGTTTTCATTGCTTGAGTCAATAGCACTAATTGCAGAACCTGCAATGGTATCACCAACAACAAAGCAATGTTTCTTGTCAACCTTGATTTCCGTAGCCGATTTAGTTGCGTTCTCGTACACCTTCGCAGTTTTGCACAACACAACCTTTCCGTTTGAATTAAGCGCAAGGGGAGCACCCTTAGACAACCATTTCAATGTTGCAGGCAATTTAGATTGGTCAATAGTAAAACCGCTCTGTCTACGCACGCAAGACTTTTCATCCCAAACACCTTCAGGAATATTCGAAGGGATTGTTTCTTTGTAAATCATCTTGTTTCTTTTTTATTAGTTACTTATTCAGACTTAGGGGCAAGAGCCTTCTGTGCCGATTGCATTTTCTTAAGAAAATCATCATCAGAATCTGCGCTACCATTACCGATAGGGGGAATATCAGAAATACCATACGCTGAGAGAATCTCTTTACGCTCTTCCGCATAGTCTTGTTCAATCTGAGAAGCAAGATTGTCTGCATCTTCCTCTTTTTCAAGTTTGTAGCGTCCAACGAATTTGCTCGGAATGTTCTTTAGCTTACTATGTGCAGACAAAATACCAGCAAGTCGTTTGTTTTGTTCAGCTTCCTTGTATGGCTTTAGCGCATCAGCAATACCAGTTTTGAGCATTTCTTCAACTTGTTCTTTTGTCAACATTCCTTCTGGCTTGTTTGGTTCGGGTTTGTTTGGCTCTGGCTTGTTTGGCTCTGGCTTAACATAACCTTCGTACTTCTTTTCAACGGCAGATGCACAACGATTACTGAACTTTTGCATGAAACTTACATAGACCGATGCACCGCTTGCAGCGTTGTTGATATCGTCCTCTGTAGAGTCTTCAGTGAGATTTTGACCGACAATATCAGCCAACTCCTCGAGTTCTTTTTGGTTGAAACCCTTGTCATGATACAAGGTTTTTAACGCGTTAATCAGTTTCTTCTTCATTAGATTTTTTATTTATAGATAATCACAAATGTAGATAGTTATGTTTGTTGGCTTTAATATAGAATTTAGAAATTCGCATTTTTCTTAGCTTTTTCCTTGTTTTGATATCTTATTAGCAGTTTCTTGACCTTGTTTGCTGAATAGGCATTTGAATTGTTTATCCTATATATGTGCATTCCCAACCTACGCAAGCACGCACTTCTGTTGCTGTCAAGTCGCTTTTGGTTATCCGTAAAATGGTATTTCCCATCTACTTCAATAGCAAGTTTGAGCGTAGGTATGTATATATCTATATAAAAGCACTTTCTTGCTGTTCTAACTGGGTACTGTCTTATAAATTGCACATTCAATGCGCTTAGTATTCTACACACAGACTTTTCAGCTGAGGTCGATTTGTTTAGTAGTTCATTTCTGTAGTTTGCCATAGAATTTTCGTTATTTCTGAGAAATCGTGATTTTTCTTCGTTTTTGAGAAAATGCTCCTAATTCGTTGGTTTTCAAGCAAAAATACAAGGAATTTATGAGATGACAAATTTAAATAATTCCTAAAATATTACTTTTTAGTGATTTATTCTTTGTTATATTACTTTTTAGTTATATCTTTGCAACGCAATTAAGAAATAAATTTAGAAACAATTTAAAACAAAACAACAATGAAATATTGTACTTGGAAAGAAACTGGCAAGAGTTGGATTCTTGATGAATATGGTTTCTATATTAACCCTTATAATGGTCGCGAAGAATGCTACATGGGTGAAGAATTGTTCAAGGTATCTTACAGAGAGCCGATAAAGAGTCAGATAATAATACGGGATTTTGATGATGTATACGACACAATAGAAAAGTATCAATAAAAGGGTAACCTTGGTGGCTCGGGTGGTTCGATTCCACCTTACTCACACACATGTACATGAATTGGTTACGGGATATTCTTTTCAGGTTTCTTCGCGACATTCCAACTGTAAAAAAATGGGCAGGAAGCAAACAGGGTAGACCACACCGACGTGGTGCGAGACAACGCAAAATCCGAGACAACGTAACCGCCCCATATCGTTATTGGGTTGAGCAAAACAACTAAAAAGCCGATAGGAATGTGCAACGTATACCGCACATGAGTTCTTCAATGGTTGGGCGATAACCTAAAGCGCATTTTTTACTTTGACAATAAACATAACAACAATATAAAACCATACTACAATGGATAATAAATTTTTCGACTTCGACAAAGCAAAGGTGCAGACAATCACACTCGAACAACTTGCACGCACACACAAAGAAAATGATGTGTACAATCAACCTTTGAAAGGTATCTATCACTTTGAATTATTCCACAAGGTGATTGAAATGTGCAACGAACAACACTTTAATGTGGAGGTTTACGACCTCTTTGCTGCACAGAATAAAGACCGCGCTCAGCCTGGAGTTGTGCTCCTTCCACAAGTTGAAGCCCAGTACGGAGATAAGGCTGTAGAAGCACATATCTTGCGTAGAGTGTTCGCAAATATTCGTATCACGGATTTTGACGATGACGAGAATACGACTAACCTTGCTGTTGCGTTCCATCAAAGAGGTATTCAAGCAGGGTTTGGTAACATGGTTAAGATATGCCACAACCAATGTATGCTCAATGCTGAGAGCTATATTTCTACGTATGCTGAGAAGGGTACTGGTCGCGGAGATAAAGTTACTATTCAAGATGTTCTTGATGTTATCAAGTCGTGGCTCGTTGACGCTCGACACCTCATTGTAAAAGACCGCGAGCGCATGGAACGAATGAAAGCCATCGAACTTTCTGCAGAGCAAGTCTTTCAGCTGATTGGCATGCTTACAACTATACGCGTTAAATGCGATACAAATAACAAGGCTATCAAGTCTCCTTGCGTTTATCCGCTTAATCAAGCGCAAATTTCACGCTTTACAGAGCTGCTGCTGTTAAACTATCATGAAACGGGTAAAACTACCGTATGGAGCGTGTATAACGCAGCAACGGAACTCTATAAAGCTGATAGCATGGAAATCCCTTCCCTGCTTACACAGAACAGAGCGATGGTTAATTTCTTAGCTGAACAATACAATATCTAAAACAACAATGCAAGGGGAGCGCAAAAACTCTCCTTGCTAAAAACGAAACAACAATGTACAACAATAAAGATTATCAATACGCAATTAAATGCGGTTTAGACGTGCGTTTCGCCAAGAGTTATGCAATCACTAAACGCGAGAATCCAGATGCTATAAAAAGCGTAGAAACGACTCAAGGCACGCTCATTTATTTCGTTGACTGGATTTGCACCGATGGCAGCGTGGTTATGCTCAATCCTAAGACAACATCATTGTATCACGAATTGAGATACGACACACATCCTGACGTTGATAAATATGGCGTATTCTTTGCTTTTAATCAAGAACAATTCGATGAAGGGTACAACCATCTTGTAGAACTCGGTTTTATATCAAATGGCGACAAAATCTCCATGGGCAATTGTGGTGTTTACGGAACACCCGAATCTATTAAAGCTTTCCTTGATTTTTACGAAAATAGGGATAAGGAAATACCAACTAAATGCGACCCACAAGAAGCTTACTTCTTTGAGTACAACAACTATGAGAGCATGATTGCTTGGGATGGAGATAAAGACGCGTATAACACAATAGTTGAATTGTGGGGTGAAGATGTTGCAAAAACAATCATACGAATTTACTAATACACAACAGCAATGAAAATAACAGTAGACATTCCGAAGAATGATTACGTACAACATACAGAAGTACGACAAGAAGTAGTTCAATACATTTGTGAAGCGTTCCTCAGTAATAATATATGGAATATATTCCACCCAGAAAGCCAAGGCGAATATTGGAGTAGAACTCTATACGTTATGGTATCTAAACGAAGTAGAAAGGCATACGGATTTGGAGGAAGTAAGCCATTTACTGTCTATGACGAAAGTATACGATTTTATGGCTGCGAAATGAAAGCAGCTTTTAAAGCTCTTCGTGAAGCTGGGTATCACATGTACCGTGTTTATGGATATAATTCTTGGATGGGCTATGTTTGCAACAGAAAGCCTTTTAATCAAGACGGAGAGGAAGTAACAACATTCGATGACTTTATTGATTAGCACGATATGAAAGCAAAAGACATGTTATTAGAGCTAAACAGAGGTTCGATATTTAATGGAAACGCATTCTTGCGCGAAAAAAATTTAGGCAAGCGTCTAACTATCTTGAAGGGCAAACTTATCCCCAGTGCTCTGTATTATAGCTCATTCAATATGGCTGCACTTATTGATGAGCCTGATGTAATACTTACCTTATGCACAAACGAGAAACAGTTTCTTTGGAAAATTGAGATATGAATACTTGTGTAATGTTGTAATATTTCATATTTTTGCAAAAAGTTCAATCTATGAGAGGTGTTTCATATTGTGCAATAGCTTATGCACATTCAATAGGGTTCGATACTGCTATGCAGGTTGGAACATTTAATGGTTGTCCGCTATATATTTGCAAATTGCTTCATGTAAAAGAAGAGCCTTGCATCGGATTACCACAATACGTTATTGTAAAAAATAAAGAAGCTATTCCACTTACGTTGGAAGAAACTATGATTATTTTAAGAGCAAAGCGCAAAATATAAATTTTTTATTATTATCTTTGCAACAGATTTAGAAAAGGTGATATGATTCCTAATGTCGATATATTGAGCGACGCTGGACATATCACCTTCATTTTTTTACTTTAACCGAATGTTATAAGGTATTTCGATTCCATTTTTGTAGACTTCTGTTTTAATCAACCATACCTCATCATTCTTTTGTAATTCATATTCGTTATAATGAGTTACACCACGTTTCCTTTTTCTTTCAAGGTTTCGTAAATCAATTTTATTGTTTACATCTTTTACTTCACCAAATATAGACCTTCTACAGAATAGCATTTCTTTCGGATGGGTTACTACATATTTAAACATATCCACTTCTTCTTTATTTTTAGCATGAACAATACTTCTTTTCAGAGAACTCTTGCTGTATTTCAATTCACCATCATGTAACTTTTGAATTGTATTGATTTCCAGAATTTCAGACATAGCCTTATTTCTGTATTCTATTATCTTCTTTGAAAGATTTACCCTCGTACCAATAATTGAACTTTTATCACGGCTCAAAACAGCCTCAGTACCTGCCGTTTGTTCTTTCGGAGGTTTTGTCATAAAACTCTTTTTGTCAATAGGTCTTACAACTTTCCAGTTTTTAATATCGAACACAAGATTGTCTACACGATACGCACGCACACCCTTGATTTTCTTTGCATATTCCTTGTCAAAGAAGTTGCGCTCCCCAGTTTGTGGGTCATACCAAAGTGCTGTACCATCTGCTTTACGCTCCATTGTTACGATGTGTCCATACTTCTCACCTTTCCAACCAAAGGATACATGATAACGACCAACTTCTTTTGTATGTTCGTTTATTTGTTGAATGGTCTCTTTGTATGGTAAACCAATAATATTACCACTCTTAGAGATTTTATATGCAAATCTTTCGGGTGTAGCAATACGTTTGCCATCATCATTTCGCCAACATAGCCATGTGCAGTGAGATAAAATTTCGGGGTCATCTCCCATTCTCCAGTTAGGTTGAGCAGTTACATCAAACCCACGCATTCTCAATTCATGAGCAACAACAGAAGATTGGCAATTTACGCGAAACGCTGTAATACCGCTCTTGTAATCAATATTCCCTTTTCCTTGGTTAGCTTCTTCAAAGTCCATTGAAATACCACGTTTGATTTCCATTTTGTTTTCAATATCCTTGAAATTTTGTTGCTGAGCAAGTGAATATTTTCTTTCGTCCCAACGTGTAAGTATGTTTTCTATTTGCTTATCAGTTCTTGCTTCGTGACGAGTCTTTGCTGCAGCAAGTATTTTCTCACGGCTTGACATTGGTTCAGTTGCTTGCTTCTCCTCCCATCCGAGCAAATCACCAACGACACGTTCGTTATCCTTCACAAAGTAAGGCAGTTTCCCTTTTTCACGTGCCAGTGCTAATTTCTTAGCATTGCGCTCGCACCATTTTGAGAACTTCTCAGGCACGTTTTGTACAAGGTTGGGGGATTTGTAAGCCTTGTATTCTTTTTCGGGCAGAGAGCGCAAGTATTTCCATTCTTCGCTATCTCTATCAATTAGAATTGACGAAGCAGAACACATGCAACGTGGATGCCATCCGCGCCACATAAAATCTTTTGGGTAGTCACCTGCAAGCTCGTCACATATATCCTCCTCTGGATGATTGCCCGATAAGCGAATACGTATACCAAGCACAAACGGCTCACTACTCCACCTTTCACAATTAGCGAAGTTGTACGCCATGTTTGTTTCGGTAATGGTCAGGCGCAAGGCATTTTGACGTGCTGAGCGATAAACTCCAGTACCAACCTTTGCCAAGTCTTCCTTCACGAAATGCACATTCCCATCTTCATCCACAACTCGCCTACGCCATTCTATTACATCTTTTTTCGTGCCATCTGACATGGTTTTCTTAACGTGATAGCGTCTGTACATCATATCGGGGTTATTCAAGTGCTGACGTATTTTGCGACCAAGGCTTTCTGCCGATTCTCCCTTCTTAATGCCTTTTTCTATAGCATTAGACATTGCAAGTTCAAACTCAGCTTTTGTCTGTTGTGTGTAATTCCAAACTCTATCAGACAAATTCAGTCCGTCTGTTCTATCCCTTCTGCTACGTATGAACGCATTAGCGGTCTTATCCCTCCATTCATCAACGGCTTCGCCCTGCATACGTGTATATGCTTCAAAAGCCTTTTGTTGGGTTGTTGTTGAAAGCATAACTGCACGCGTTATTCCTTGCTGAATAAGGGATTGTAACGCTTGTTTATAAGAATCAAGTAGAGCTTGCACCCTTTCCTTTTCGGTGGGGGTGCAAGCATTTGAAATCTTATAAAATTCTTCTGGTGTAACTCGTTCCGTTGAAACGATAGTTGCCTTCGTTAACTCATCTATAATATGGTTGTATAACTTATTGAAATCGGACGAAGCTTGCAGAAGTAATTTGATGATATTCTTTTGAATTGACATACATTATTCTTCTCCATTTTGCCCACTATTGATAGCGGAAGCAAATATGTCTAACTTGGCTTGTGCTGCGCTTTCTGCCTGCAACTGCTTAATCGTTTGCTCTGGATTGCTCACAAGGGGGTTTAGCTTAACACCATCCTCTTGCGACATGGTTGCCTTGCTTTGTGTTGAGAGGTTTATCATTTGCAACATCTCCATCTCATTCTTAGGAATGTACGGAGTGAAAACTGGCTCAACATTCAAGGTATCCACAATACGCTGAGGTGTTGCTTTTATACAATTTGCAATGCCATTCTTTACAATGTTAAAACGTCTTGTAAACATTTCCCCAAATAGCTCAACCTTTGTTTCTGCCTTTAAGTGTGGGTCAGTAAACATTAGTCGAATGGCTGCACCACTTGTATTGTTGCCAAGGGTTTTCATATTCTCAAACGAAACGTCAGGTGTCTGTGTGTATGAGAATATGATGTTTGTAAGATTTGCTACTTCTTGGCGCATGCTTTCGGGTGCTGAGTTCCATGAAACGACCTTCATGTCTGCGCCATCTCCTTCGCCTTGATATATTCTGCCAACCTCGCCTTTCTCGGCAAAGCCTTTCATCTTGCCTTTGAAAAAGTAAGTTGGCGCACCAAAGTAATCATTCACATCTCCCCAATTAGAGAGCAATTCTTCAAGTCGCTCAATTACGGGCTGCACTGATTCCCATTCCGTTTCTTCTTGTCTGTAATACACAACTGGGATTTTGCCAAAGCCATGTGTCTTCGCATCAAGCAAAACAAGGTTCTCGCCATCATTTACATATCTGTATAGCATTGAAGACGTGTAAACATCAAAATGCACAGTTGTATTTCCTAACTCATCAAGAACATTGTACTTTCGTGCAAAGCCATCCATGCGATGATAATCATCGAAGTGAGGGTACAGAATATCGCCATGTATTGGAGATAACATCATTACACGAATATCATATCCGCTGTTATCATCTTTTGGTATCATATACCACAATTCTGCGCATTCACGACAACGGAACAAATTACGGGCAAGACGCTTGTCAAAGTAGTTTATTTTGTTGTTTTGGAATACTGATATGGTTTCATTGTACAACTCTTGCAAACTTGCATCAACAACACCCTTGATGTTATACTTCACTTCTTCGGACAAGAGAAAGCCTACATCGCGCTCGCATATCAATCGTTGAGCAGGAACAGCAATACGACATCTATCTACAAACTTCTTCTTGTAAACTGCATTCCCATTCTCATCCTTCTTATCGGTCTTAACCTTTATAGCCTTCTTCTTGCGCTTGGTTTCATCCATTACAGCATGAAGCATTGGGTTGTATTCGGCTTCTGTTTCTTCTATTGATTTCTTAAAGCCCTGCTTACGCGATGTTAGCAAGGTGTATATCTGCATCGGGTCGCCCAATGCCATTATTTCTGTTATTGCTTTCATTGTTTGTTACATTAAATCGATAAATTCGTCAGCGTCGAGTCCGTTGCTGTTTTGACCTAATAACTTGTCAAGAACAACATAGCGTATGCCGTCCAAGCAGTGATTATAGGCATCGATAGGCTCATTTAACCACTTGCCTTCTTTGTTTTGTCTGTATGTGTAATTACGGAACTCTTTCAGCACGTTTGTACTTCTCCTCGTTACACACATCTTCATTTCCTGCATCTTCTGAATACCTGCCATGATTGAACCTGAGAATTTCCGCACGGGGTGTATATCAAGTCCAGCGTTGGCTATTTCGTCAATTAGGCGAGGGTCTGCGCTCTCTGAGATAATCTCTACGTTTTCACCGCATTCTTTATTTGCATCCTTCAGTACGCGTATTATGTCAGCAGCAAGCATGTGCGTTTGATAGCATACTTCGTCAATCCACAGTGTACCATCATTGATGTACACATCCACGATAGCAGTTGGGTCGTTGGTGTAACCGAAGTCCATACCTCTGTAGTGGTGTTTCTTATGCCAACGTGGAATCTCGTCTATTTCCTCGACATTCTCAAATATCAAGCCTTCTACCATTGCTTGCAGCCCAAGACCATAAATGCGCCACAGCGAAGGATTCTTGTGTTTAAGGCTTTCGATTTCATCAATAACCTTTTGCTCCAAGAATGGATTATCTTTGTAAGTAGTGATAAAATGATAAGTCTTAGGCTCTTTATTCAGTGTGCATAGCCAGTGGTCATCCGTAAAAGAGGGGTTGTAGTCAATAATAGAGAACTTAGTAGTACGCATTTGCAGCTGCTGCCATTCAATAAACTTTAGCTCGTTACCTTCATTAACGTACAAAATCTGACGCTTACGACCGCGCAACTTTTGCTCGTTATCGCATGAGAAAAACTCCACCCATGAACCATTTTGGAAGGTGCAAATCAATTCTGATTTATTGAACTTGCATTCTCCCCAAATGTTCATATCTTGCATTACTTTTATAAAGTCACGGAGAACAGAACCTTTGAGCGAGGGTAGAGTAGCACGAACAACTGACACTGTCGTATGTGGGTTATTCAAGCAATATGCACACAACCAAATAATGGTGTTGTATGTCTTTGATGAACGGCTACTTCCTTGTTCGCTAACTGTCGTATAACCGCGAATGTAGGCTTTGTTAATCTCTGAAAAGATTCTTGTTGTCTGTATTTTATTCTTCCTCTTCTTCGTCATTATCGTCCGTATCAACTTGTTCTCTACTATCAATGATTTCAACCATTAAAGGCTCGCGAGCAATATCCTTTCCATTGGTAGTAACGTCAAGTTTCTTCGGAACATAAAGTCCTAACAACTTCCTACGCTCTATAAGCATCTTATTGATAAATTCAAGGTAGCGTATATCGCCATGACAATTCACATTCTCAGACATCTGTTCCATCTTTACGGTCACGACATTCTCACCGCCTGATTCCTCAGAAGGAACACCAACTTGCCTACTTTGCTTCTTGTCATAGTCAAGCTTCGATTTTTCCCACGCAGCCCACGCTTCCTTAATCAACTCGTCAATACGCTGCAATTCAAGTTGGATATTCGCGTCAATACTCTTTATCCTCGTTTCTTGCCATTCTGCTAATAGGCGATTAACGTCTTTGTGTACAGTCTGTAAAGAGTACGTTGGTAAGTCAAGGCGAGCCATGACTTCCTCACGTATCTCACGGAACGTATACCCACGCTTGTACAACTTGCTTATAATATCCATTCGTACATATTGCGCGTGTCGGTAATCGCACATCTTCATCTTTTTTTTTATTAGGTTAGCCATTATTTTTCACCATTATATTTATAGATGAGATTTCCTTCTTCGTCTTTTCCAACTGGGATAATAACGCCTTCAAACATCTTGTAAGGATTCTGACCTGCTTGCGGATTATTCCAAAGCCAACGCATATATGCAGCCATTGACATGCCTTCAAACTTTGCACGTCTTTCACAAGTGCACGTATTGAAACCTTCCGCTTTCTTCCACTCGTATTGATGTAGTTCTTCTATATCTTTCTTTATGTCTGAATACCTTACAAGCCCATCTTTTGCATGCTTGGCTATTTGCAAAGCTTCACAGAATTGCCCCTTTGAGTAATTCCATGTTGGCGGTAAGCCACAGCAAGAACCATTGTGGCAGAGTTCTTTGAAGTGTGCATCAGATACGTAAAAGCGCATTCCGAGTTCATCACAAAGATTCTTCATGTTCTTAAAGAACGGCTCTTTAATCTTTCTGTTAAGACGTAAATACCCAGTAGAAACGCTATATTTCTTGTAGAACTCCATCAGGTCGAAGCCTGCTAATTTATTCAACATTGGCATATAGTGTTTAAGCGTATTACTTCGTTGCTCAACGCAGAAGAACTCAGTACTGAGTGCAGTTGCACCTCTGTTGGCTGCTTCTCTGATAAGGTCAAGATACGTTTTTGAAGAAACACCAACAATGAATGGGCGAAGTCTTAAGGTTGCCCCACCTGCATCAGCTTCGGCAATTCTTCTGATAGCTTCAAGTCTTTGCAAGGGAGTTGGTACACCACGTTCTATGACGTGTGCATCGTGTTCATCAAGCGTAATAATGCTAAACTTGAAGTTCCAATTCTTCTGTCCGCGAATTAGCTCCATGTAGCGTTCATCTTCTGTAAACCATGCAGCTTTCGTTGAGAAACATAGCGGATAATCTATCTCTTTGAAAAAACGCAACAATTCAAGCGTTTTTCCATACTTACGCTCATAACCATCAAATTGGTCTGACATTCCACCCCACTGCATCACTCTTCGCTGTTTGATGTAGGTTGCGAATTGTCCTGCATACTTATCAGGGTCTGTGAACATTTTCTTTATCTTCTCAATATTCACATATTTCACATCCTTATTCAAATAATGCTCTTTACAAGAGCCTAATGCTCGCTGAAATTGAGCAAAACAATACATACAGCCGAAAGCGCAATTACTATACGTGTCGAACGTCATAGGCATTGAGCAATCGGCAATTTCTGCTGTCCATCTTGGAGAACTATAATATTGCATCGATTTTAAATTTTGATTTTTAGTTCCATTTCGTAATCATTTCCTTTTACGTCTATGATATTTGCACCCATTTTGAGCCAAAAATGTTGTGCGCTCTCGTTAATAGGGGTTCTGAATGTTAAGGTGTCAAATCCGCTTTCTTTCATTTGTAGAAGTAAGCGAGAGAGAATTTTACGTCCAATACCATTTCTTTGATATTCGCTAATGACGGCAATTTCTATAAGTCGAATGTGGTTTTTACAGCGGTTTGCGTAGTAGAATGCTATTGGCAAACCATCCTTGCTCCAGACCTTGCTCCAGACCTTGCTCCAGACCTTGCCTTTTGTAACGTAATTTATTCTTCTAAAATAGTTATAAGACTGCTTAGCTGTCTTTGAACCACAATTATAGCAAATATCCTTTACGAGTTCATCGTTGTAATTTTGCTCACTCCACATATTTTTTTGCCGTTTTTAGAATGAATGACAATATGCGTTCATGCTCTTCTTTGGTATTGTTCCAAACACGCTGCACATTGTATTTTTTTACAAAATTCTCTACCTTGCTTCTTCTGCTTTTTAAGAATGTTTCAGTCTGGTTATCTCCTCGCTTTGCATGTCTTTTTTTAAGGACGCGCTCATCAGCGTCAATCAGCAATAACAGAGCCTTTGTTTCCCTTAAAAAGCGGATATTGAAAAGTCTGTCACCCTCAACGAATATCACATTTTTTTGTTTGCTTTTATCGAGTTGTTTTACATAAGCAATAGCATCGTCAATAACAGTCATACTTAGCCTATCTGTACCCTCAAATGTAGAGCCATCAAACACTCCAAGCATTTTGAATGCGCCATTCTCAACACCCTTACATTTGCCAAACTTAAACTCGGTTGCTTCATTAAAAAGATGTTCTCTAATCCTTTTAAATAAGGTAGTTTTACCGCTTGCAGGTACACCTGCTATGTATATAACATTTACACTCATAACAAACTGATTATAATGTTTTTATACTCAGAATCAACGATATTATCCAACAGCCTTTCAGTATAATAACCATCCCAACGAGTACCCTTGATAAACTTTGCAACTGCACATATGGAAGTTTCTATAGCAAAGCAATTGTCTGCTGTGTCCTTTTTAGCACGTTCTAAGAATGCATTGAGAGCGTTGAGGTCATTTGTTCCGATGATATGCACTGCACCTTTTGTGTAGTTTTCGTTGGTTTCCCACTTAAAACGCAGATTGTCATACCATTTAGGACGGAAGCAGTTATAATATACTTCGAGGAACAGAAATGCAGTGTAGCGACCAAAGAAAAACCACTTACGAACTGTGTTGTACGCTTCCTCGGTCGTTTTACAAGATTGTAGAGAATGAAGCATACTGACATTTAGCTCTTTAAGCAATCTATCGTATGCTCCATTGCAGCGCACAAAACGTCTGTCTGTACGGAACACGAGATCTTTCTTTTGAGTGTTTGTAGGCTTAAATAGCAGAAGCAGCGCACTCGGGATATGGTAAGTCATTGAGTAGAAATAAATCAACTTGAACGTGTCCCATTGTGACAAGTTAAAATATTTGGCAAGTGAAGCAATCATACGTTCCTCCACGGCTGCATCTCCTCTTCTATGGTACGCTATATATTCGTTGTAATTCATTGCATCTACTTTTCGTTAGCATTGTCAGCAGCAATGTCTTCTCCAGTTATTTCGTGAATATTATAAACCACCTTATCAATCTTCGCAAGCCCGAGCAACATTGCAACATCTTGTTCTCTTTCGCTTGGGTAGACGATAATAACTCGCTTCATAGCAGTTTCATCAGAACCATGCAATTTAGGCAACTCATTCGGCTGCAAGTCAAGACCTTGCAATTCTGGTGGAAGATTGTCTAAGGAGTTTTCCCCTAACGATTCTTCAACATTCAAGTTTTCGCTTTGGGCATCTCCCCCTGCTTCAAAATCTACAGAAGGTTTATTCTCCGATGTGTTCGTGTTGCTTTCACTACTACCGAAGTCGTTACCGAAGCTCATACTATCAGTATTCCACACTGGCACGCCCCAATCGTTAAGGCTTTCTGTATTCCATTTGTTGGCAAGGGCTTCGAAGTCCCATTGTCCTGAACTTACATTATCCTTGATGACAAACTGCTTGCGCTCGTTCTCTGTCAGTTCACTTGCGTTGATTACGAACGCATAAGGAGAGCAAATCCATTCGTTCCACCATTTAACGACTGCTTCTTTTTCTCCTTGTGCTTTTTCCTTGAAGTCGTTGACTTTTGATAGAGTTGACTTAATATCATCAATCGACATTGTTGATATTTTTTTCAGCGCACGCAAACGCATGTTACCACCGATAACTTCATTCTTGCCATCAATTACGATAGGTCGAATAATTTGCATCTTAGGGAACACGAGGATTGAGCGTACAAGTTGCATGAACTTCTCGCTTGTAATCTCTCGAGGGTTGTTAACACTCTCTTTGATTTGACTGATTTTCAGTTTTTCTGTCTTTTCTAATTTCATTGCTTTGTTTGTATTATAATTGTTTGTAATTTTCTACTTCCATTTACCCTTCTTAATCAAGACTTCATTCAACTTTTGTAGGTTGTCGCTATTTGTTGTTTTTTTTACCTACATTGTCAATGTTCCTTTTTAAAGAGTAAAGCTCGCTAACAACTTGTTCTGCTCGCGTTTTGTTGGAATATCCTCTGTCTGCATTATATCTAAGAGCTTCGATTTTATCGCTAATCTTTGAGTTTAAAGAGCTTAATCGTTCTCTGTAATATGTTTCGATATTGTATAGTCCTTCAACACTTTCGAGATTGAGGTTGTTTACAGTATCTTTTACAGCGTCAACTGCTTCTTTGTACAGACCTTTTAGCTCTTTTGCAAGAGCGGTTCTTGAACCTTTATAGTAATCAGCATTTCGCTCTATCTCTGAAAATTCTTCGCTGTTCAGGATGTCTTTGCGCAACTCAGTCTTTAGGTTGCTTTCTGTCGAAGCGTTATTTGCCCTATTCCTTGTTCCTCCACTATACTTCATATTCAATTTGTTTTCTGTTATCAATAACTTGCTTGTCGAGCAAATCCTGCAGCGTTGGAATAGCTTTGCCCATGTCCCATTCTTTCTTGAACAAGGCAGTATTCTGTGCCATTCTCTGAATAGACTTGTATTTGTTCTTTATGATGATGACAGGTGTAACGTATACCGCGCCATGCTCTTTGCACCATTGTTTGATAACTTCACCACCGCCATACACAACGAATGTAAGGTTATTGCCATCTGCAATGCGCTTAGCAATTTCGTATTCAAAGTTTAGCCCATTCACTCTATCCTCATAACCACGTGTACAGAATGCGCTCCAACCTTTCGGAACTCCAAGCAGATTGAATGCGTAGAACTTGTTAGCGACATTCAGGTCAACGAATACGCGGATGCCTTTCTCCTGCATCTGCCTTGCAATTATTCGTTTTTTGTATACTGCTTGCAGACCGAACGCAATAGGCGTTTCGTTGAATAGCGAGAAGTTAGGTTCTACAATCTGTGCTGGATTGTGTTGCAATATCTTTTCGGGGTGCTCAAAAATGCTGTTGAATCGATAATCATCCGTGTAGAAATGTAGAGTACCACCTCCGTTCATTTTGAATGTTCGCTTTTGTTCTCCGAAGCAGACAAAGGGTATTTCGCAGCACGTTGCTTGCATGTCAAGTCTTAGGCTTGGCACTTCGAAGTCGTTATCAGTCGGAAATAACGCGTCTGGTATGTACGATAATTCATTTTTCATATTGCGATATTACGCAAAAGAGCTAAGTACTTTAGTGTACTCAGCTCTAATTTCCCGATTTATACCTCTTTTATTGCAATTCCATGCACATAACGCAATAATTTGCGTTTAATGATATAAGTAGCATTTGAAAGTGTTATCGCAGATTTCACATCCTCAACAACTTGCTTTCCATCTTGAATATAGGTAAAATCAGCGACATAATTGCAAGCCCGTTCTACGACCTTCCCTTTTTCGTTTCGTTGTGATGGGATAAGTTCAAAGCTAACTTGTCGCTTTAAATCCTTTATTCTACCGCGTTTTTGTAGGTCAAGTAAGTAAATGTACCGCTTCCACTCTTTAATGCTGTCAAATCGCCCGAATTTGTTTTTAATCGTGGTGTTTTTGTATTTGTTCTCTCGCTTCATTCTTGCTATCTTTATATTAAAACAAAATTACCCAATAATAAGCAAAAAACCGACAGACTTAATAGTCTATCGGTCTTTTTCTAACTTATACCATTTAAATGTTCACTGTATCTTGTTCTCTGCCTTAAGCTTACACAACTTTTTAGAGCGACGCAACCATGCTGAAAATCTTTGGCAATATCGATTTGCTTCCCTACCAGAAGGAGAATAATGACTTACAACTATTGTTGCTCTATCATATTTATGTTTCAAAGTACAAAATTCTTTAATATTTTGTTCGTCTTTATGTAAAAATTCATAGAAACGTTTGATATGTTTCCGTGCTTGCCTTAACTTCATGTCAAATTGTTTTATTGGTTATAAACTTTGGGCAATCTCTACCTTCAACAAGGCATTTGTGCTCGTTTATGAATGTTTCTCCGAACCTTGCAGTGTGCGAGAGAGCGTACCGAAGACATGCTTCACGCTTGTTGCAGTTATTGCCGTGGCATGGATTTAGTTTGCTCATAATCGTTTTATTTGTTCCTTAATCCATTTCCTTAACCATTGCTTTTGCTTTTCTGTAGCAGGATAGCAGTCCGTTATGTAGCCGTAATGATAATTGTACGGCTTATGCTGTAGTTCTCCGCGAGCATTATCGGCATAAGCAATGTAATGCACTTCGCCATTCGCACCAAGATGATGTATTTGCACAATCGAGTCATCTGACGCATGAACAATATCTCCACAATTTACCATGTTGGCTTCAAGCTTAAAACGGAACTGCCTACGAAGAAAAGCATTTTGCTTGATATATGCTTCCATTTCCTCTTTAGAATGCGTGCCTTCCCATAGGAAATCAGTGTGACAACCACCGCGTGCATCATCAACCGACCAAGGAACTGCATACACAGACCACTCAGAACCGAATAATTTTGCTTGGCTATAAGTGCCATATTTTCTTATCCAGACAAGCATGGCACCATCGAAACGCGCCCAATAGTCATATTTTACATCAGGCAAATCTGAATTGATAGGCAGGGCATAATGCCCAGCACAACCATTCGTTCCGTAATAGAACATTCGTTGTTTCTTTTCCATATTGTTTTGAGTAATGTTATTCTTTTACCTTAATTCCGTAGTATTGAAAGAACAAATTTTCAAACTGACGACCTGCATAAAGTGCTGCTTCCTCGCTGTTAAAGCACAAGGGGAAACCAAAATCCGCATGCGTACTCTCACCACGATGGTCTGCAACTGCACAGCGGACACCCGCACTCTCCGTAGCATACGCATCAGCACAGAAGAGGAGCTGCTTAATACCCTTTCTCTGCTTCTCCTCCTCACTCATGCGCTTCATTTCTTCCTTGGAGTAGAGCACCCAGTAAGGGTAATAGCTCCAGCCATCCTTATCACGCCAAACGTTATTGTTCATAGCCTTTTGGATAATCAACAGCTTGTAGAGTGCTTGTGCTTGTCCTTGCGCTTCTCTATCTCCACCCATAATGCCAGTAAGTAGGTGTTCTTTCATGCCCAACTTCTCACAAGCATCTTTAAAGGTTTTGATTTCGTGAAAATCGAATTGTTTATCATCTTCAAATTCGACATCTTGAATTATTGAAGCTTGTTCTGCATCAGGTTCTTGATTTGTTGCAGTTAATTCAGCATCGAGTTCTTGTATGAGTTCTTTGTAGCTCTTTCTGGTGTCAGCCAATTTTTCTGTTACCTTAGATAGTGGAAGGCAGTGTTCATGTGAACAAGTGCATCCGCGATGATAAAAAGTCGCTTTACAAGCTGAATTTCTTCCAGCACATACACAGATTTCCCATAAATCTTTATCATTATCTCTCACCAAGCACGGCTGCCACTTGCATGGTACAAAGTTGGAGTAGTCTTTGTAATAAGTGGGGACTTCGATGTGAAGGTCGAGTCTGTCCTCTGCTGTAGTGCTACAACGACCATTATTCTTATATACACACACTGATTCGCTGTCGCTGCTATTTGAGACGAGTGCGATTATCGTCCATGAATCATTCTTGCGGTCAAAGCAAACTATCCTTGCAGTAAGTCCGTCATCCGTTACTATTCTTCCCTTAACTTCCTTGTTCGTAATCTTCTTCGCCAGTTCAAGGTCAAAGGGAACTTTCTTAAATGTTGTTCGTGTCATTGTTGTTATTCTTTATTGTTAGTTGTTGCAGTTAATTCTGCATCGAGTTCTTTGATTAAATCTTCGTAGCTCTTGGAAGTACCAATTAGTCGTTTGGTTATATTTGAGAGTGGAAGGAAATGCTTATAATCTTCGTATCCATCACTATTATTTCTTGAATAAAAGATTGGAACTCCATTAGAATCCGTACCACAGCACACTTCTATTCTCCATGTATCAGAAGAATAATCTCTCACCAAGCACGGCTGCCATTTGCACGGCTTAAAGTTGGAGTAGTCCTTGTGGTAGGTGGGGACTTCGAGGTGAAGGTCGAATTCGTGCTCTCCAATAGCATTATAACAGCCATTATTCTGATATTCAAACACTTCTTCTATGTCTCTGTTATTTAGAGCGAGTGCGATTATCGACCATACAGCATTCTTACGGTCGAAACAGATAATTCTTACTTGGCGTCCGTCTCGCGTAACGATGCGTCCTTTTACTTCTTTATTAGTTATCTTCTTCGCCAGTTCAAGGTCAAAAGGAACTTTCTTAAATTTCATTTGTGTCATTGTTGTTTCTGATTTATTTGTTTGAATTATGATTGTTCGATAGCACCATACTTTTTTTCAGGTGCTTATAATCAGGAAAAATTAAGCTTAAAATATTACCATCTCTCAGATTTGGAAGGACTTTTTTAAGCAACTTGAATTTTGGGTTTATTTTTTTCACCATTGCCTCTATTCTTTCCATTTCGTTGTCAAGGATAATATAGGTAATGCTCATGTTGTCATAGTCCAACGCAAGCATAAAATCGCGGTGTTGCGCCCATTCTGGAAATGGACTATCAATGCTGTTGTAATACATGCAGCCATGAATCTGTTCGGGAACAAACCATTGGTCGCCAAGTGTTCCTTTTACGCCAATCACGAAGTAGCACTCAAGCAAACGTTCTGCTGGGTAATAAGCCTTGGGTGCGAAATAAAGCTTTATTCGTTTCCCATTCTCTTCATAAGAAAAGTCGTACACTCTGCCTTGACTCAATACGCAAAAGTCGCAACCGTCTATGTCGAGTCCAGTTGTCACAATCGGGTTTTCGGTTTCTTCAATACATTTCCCTAATGACGTTGCATGAAAATTGTCTAAAATTTTACCGTTCAAACGAATCAAATCTTCATAGCACGCATTATACTGTTCTTGCAAATCGTTGTTATCTTTTTTCAGCTCACGCATTTCCCGTTCGAGTGCATCGATTTCGCTCAACAAGGGTATGGCTTGCAGTTGCTTCACCACTTTGTTATAATCGCTCATAAGCTGCTTTACGCGCTCAGTCAATTCTACGTTCTCTTTTTCCATCTCGCCCAATCTTTGGGTGAGTGCTTGGAATGTTTTATCTTCTGTCATTGTTGTTCGTTTTCAGTTATTGTAAAACCTCTTCTTTCTAATTCTTCTATGAGGTAAGAATCATCAAGATTGCTGATAAATCTCTGTTGTTGCTCTTCAGTGCATTCGCTAAATATATCTTCAAGCACTTTTGATTGTTCGTATTCATTTAGGTAATAAAGAATGTCAGTGGCTTCAATTACTGCGTTAACTTCTACTTCCATGTTGTTACTTTTTGTCGTTGTTGTGTTTATGGTCTTTCTGGTAGCAAGCACCAATATTCCCACTTGTCTCCAATTACCTTAGGTGTTGGTAAACCTACATTGTCATGAGTTGGTACTACCATATTTGTTACACCAAGTTTCTTACTCATAGAATACATACGCGCATTAAACTCGTCAATTTGATTTTGTGTTTCGCGCACATCTAATTCTGTAAAGCCACGCTCACTAAGAAGTACTATCAATTTGTTGAATGGTGGTAGTTCTTCTGAAAGTTTAATCCATTTTCCGTATACCATATTTTATATGTAGTTGTTTTCGAAGTATTCCTCATCAGCCATTTCGGTTGTTATTTTTTTTACTCTTGCTTTGTTATACTTATACCTTTTGGCTTGGTATTCGGCAGCTGATTTTTTCTCAAATACCATAGCATAAATAGATGCTGGAGACCACCACATCTGTTTGGTCTTTGTTCTATCAACAAGATATAATTTTGACACAACATTTCTATTTCGTCTTGTATCTTGTACAACAACATACTTGCCAACATCTTTCTTAGAGAAGCAATGACTTCTTGCTATTACATAGAACTGCTTCTCTGTTGAAGAATAAGTATCTAAGTCATTGAAATCATAGTTACATGTTTCCGCTAAGTACTCAGCTTCTGAACCATTATCTAATATTAAATTCTCCATAATTTTATATCGTTAAGTTTGCATCCTCTCCCAATGCCCAGAGAATGTGTTGCAGTTCGTGAACATATTTAATCTTAGGTAAGGATAACGTATGATTACATATCCTTGCGTATGATGGCATCAAATCTAATTCAACTTTTAAGCATTCTCCTTTAGACGACACTTTTAGGTTGAAAACATCCGTGTTTCTATGCACAAAACAAACATGATTAAAATCATACGTTATTAACTTCCATCCATTCTTTTCAAGAATTTCTGTTGTGATAGGAATGGGAGTTAACTCGTTTTCTCCCAGAATTCTATGTTCAGTGAATACAGAACCAATGTTGTGTAATCCCGTTATTTTAAGAACGTGCGATTCGTGTTGTACGAGGTCACCAATTCTCAGGTCTTCAGCCTTAATCATTTTGCACCTCCTCCCTTTTTAGTTTTTCAATGAGAGCATCTGCATATTTAATAGCAAGTTCAGTAGAAGACTCAACTCTTACATCAACGTTTATAATACTATTTAAATCATCATAGTATTCTACGCAATCATGTAGCATTTCTTTCGCAATTTCGTATCTGCGCTGCTCCCAGTCGATGTTACAAGTTTCTCGGTCTGTAAGCATCTTTTTAACATGGTCTGTAATCTTCTTTCTAAAATGGTTTGTAAGTCTTGTTTTAATTTCTTCGTCACTATACTGCGAGTCTAAGATGAAGCCGTTGAATTTAGCAATGACTCGCATTCCTGTTTGTTCGGCTTTTTGTCTTAACATTTTAATACCCTCGTCCAATGTTGTGTTGAAGGGTAGTTGCATTTCTATTGTTTCCATAACTACTTTATTTTTGAATTGATAAATGGTATTTTTTTCGCCAGTTCGATGTCGAATTAAACTTTTTTAAATGTTATTTGTGCCATTGTTGTTTTGTTTTTGGAGAGAGAGGTTTTGCTCCTCACATATTAAATTTTTTGCAATGAATTCGACTCTTGATGTCATCGAAGAGTCTATTTTCAGCAGTGCTTTGCGAATGGTTCTTCTGTCACGTATAAGTGCCTCGGTTTTTATGTTCCTTAAGTCGATGTCGTTGATAGAGATAATACCATCACTACGTTTGTTAATTCTTAACTTCGTTTCTATTTTATCGCGTGACGGTTTTGCATCTGTGTTGAGCCTTCCTATTAGTACAAGGTCTATTTGGCACAGAGTGTCGCAAAGACTTCTTCTATAGCGCATGATTGTTCGGTCATCTATTAACTCTACTCTGTCTACGTTAATATAGATGTCACCATCGTTGTTTTTGCTGAGCCATAAATGTGGCTCTGTCATAAATCTGTGTCTGTCGTAATCTTTCATTCTGCACCTCCTTTCTTCAGCATTTCTGGGTTGTCGTAGATGTTACCAACTATCTCTACATCGCCTTCATGGTCGGTGACAACAGCTTGTAGAGTGCTTGTGCTTACTGGGTCTACATATATTACATCGAAACAGTGACCGCGAACAACATCAACAACATGACCGATAACTCTGCCGTTGTGTGCTACAAGTGCTCCGAACTCTACTCCGCTGCGGTCGCCACGAATGATTACTTTTTTACCAACGTTTGTTTCCATAATTACTTAATTTTTTGAATTGAAAGTTGATATTTCCCTTGACCTATTTCGAGGTGATAATCCTTATATTTGATTGTAGGATATAGCTTTTCAGCTGCAAGAACAACACCTTGAATATCGAATTTAAAGCAAGGGTTGTGCTTGATTTCGAACGTGCTGTAATATCTATCACCTATCATTACATCTACCTCAATCTTATCGGGGGGGGGTAGTTTTCTTCTTGTACATTGTTATTCTATTATTTGATTACACCTTGTTTTCTTAAAACGCTTTCATTGTGTGCTGCAATCTGACTAAACATTTTGCCATCGCTATAGCCTTGTTGTTCTCCATCAGCGAAGCCTTTTTTGTAGCCAGCTTCAAAGGTTTTTTTGAAAGAATCTTCGGTTTCTGCATGAAGCAATTTCTCATAATAATCTTTTGCCGCTTTTACGCTCTTTTCTTCGCCACGGATTTTGCCTATAAAGTAAGCAATGTATGCAGTCGCGCAGTAAACTACGGTAAAAATTGTAATGTGATAAAATATTGTCATAGCGTTTCTTTGTTTAATTCGTCAATCAAGTTTAACGCGCGAGAATGAGCTTCCCAGTCGTTTTCTTCATCAAACGTCTTAATGGTTATCCATCCGTACCACTTGCGCATTTGCACTGCGTAGACGTAGTATTTGGGTACTTCAACTATGAATGGTGTGTTAAGCCATGCTTCAATGTCTTCTATTTGTATTTTCTTTATTCTGAATTTTCTTTTCATTAGTAGTCCTCCTCTAATTCAAGCAACTTAATGATTTTTTCTTCATAATTTTGCCAATCCTCACGGAACAGCTCTCCGCCTTCACGTCCGTCTAAGAAAGTGTGAGCAAAGTCGCGTGTGTATTTGCACATTTCGTCAACACTCTTATTAAATTGCTTCTTGTCCTCTCCGAGCAGTAATTTGTGCTTAGATAGCTTAGTTCCTGCTTCGTTATAGAAGTCTTGCGCAATAGTGAACAACAAAAATGCAGCACTAATCAGTCTGTCGCACTTCGCGAGTGTTCCGTCAGCTGTAGCTTCTTCAATTAGTTTCTTTCTCGGTTTCATTCTTCTGATTTGTTTTTTTTGTCACTTATTTCAAATTTGCTCCAATCTCGTTGGTCTTTTGATGGGAAGAGCGTAGGTTCTTTGTGTTTCACATAGTTTTTGCCCTCCTTGTCAAATCTCATTATATAATCTCGATATTCTGGGCAAGAGACCCTTATAGGATATTTTGAGTCATCGTCCATAACCTCCATGAGTTCTACTTCACCCCACAGTGGGCTATAGAGCTTTGTCCCCCTCGGGCACTTTTTCAATATTTCTGCTACATTCATATTACTCGGGTTTATTAGTTGTATTTAATAAATGCTCGTTGCCTTCGTATGGGATGCACTGCTTCCACCATGAATAAATGCAAATATATCTATTATCCTCAGCTATGTGACTAAAAAAATCGCATCCCCATTCTCTATCATTACGGTCTCGCACAAGAACTCGGTCGAACGGCTTGAACTGATGTTTGGTTTCTTGTTCAGTCACTCCAAACTTATTCCAATCTCGTTGGTCGCGAGAAGGATATAACATTAACTCGGCATTATAATCGCGACATTTACCTTCTTCTGTAAATGTTCTGTAATACTCTACGTTGTTAACTTTATGTGAGCATACAATGGGATATTTTTTATCGTAAACACTTACGAGTTCAATTTCACCATAGAGTGGGCTATAGAGTTTTGTACCTTTCGGATATTTCTTCAAAATTTCTGCTATGTTCATCTTCTTGTTTTTAAAAAGTTAAACACCAGTACTACCTAATCCGCCTTCACCTCGGTCACTCTCAGACAATTCGCAAGCGTCCACGTACTCAACTTCTGGTACTGGCAAGATAACAGCTTGCGCAATGCGTTCTCCGAGTTTATAGCAAGCATTCATTCCTTTAAAAACCACCCGAACTTCACCTTTGTAGCCTGAACTTATCACGCTTACGCAATTAGCCATTATAGCTGCATGCTTGTAGCACGAAAAGAGAGGGAAAATGAACATCGCATAACCTCGGGGAATCTCAACTCTTAAACCAGTGCCGTAGACCATGCAGTTGTTTTCTAAGTCCACCTTGCGAGAGTTTGCAACGAGGTCGAAACCTGCGTCACCAACGTGCATTTGTTTAGGAAGTGCAGCTAATGCACCTTTTCGAATGACTTTAATTGTGATTTTATTTTGTTCCATTGTTGTTAGTTATTCGTGTAACACTTATATTCAGTTATTGTATTTCTAATTTTGTCGAGCGCGTCAACGATGTTAATGCTAAGACATTCTTCTGAAATCATAGGAACATTGTCTACAGACACATACATCTTTCCGTTGTATTCCTTTACTTGAATACGCTCTTGCATTTCTTGCGCGATACGCTTAGACTTAGCTTCTGCCTTGCGTTTTGCTTTGTCGTCGTATGCATCGTAAAATAATTCTCTAAGAATGTTCATTGCTTTAAGAAATTAAAGAGGTTGTTGTGTATCAATCTTATGTCCTACAAGTTCAAGCTCGTATACAGACAAGTCCATTACCGCTGATGCTAAGTTTTGTTTGTTGATGTACGCGTGACATGATATTCTGCCCATTACCGCTACTTTTTGCCCTTTGGTTAGATAAGGTATAAGTTTGTTGTTATCACCATTCTTGATACATTCAACGTAGAGCGTAGCGTTATTGTCTTTATATTTAGTATTAACAGCGATCGTAAATGTTATGAATGAATTTCCATTTGCGCTTTTTGCAACAGCAGGAGCGACTAAATTTCCGATAAATGTAGCTTGGTTCATATTGCAGTTACTTTATTTCGTTGGTTATCTATAATCCCCATTGCCGTGCAATTTATCCATCGCTATTCTACGATTAACTTTGTCGATGTTGCATTTAGCAATGCTCCACAATGGTACTCGCAATTTAATAGCGAGTGCAGCAAGATACCACAGCACATCACCTATTTCCATTGCTATTTCGTGTTCTGTTACCCCGTCCACAATACCCTCGTGGTCGCGATAGATTTTCTTTACCTTGTCTGCAACTTCTCCTGCTTCACCGCACATTGCTACGGTAAGATATAGAATGTCGTTGCACATATTGTCTTTTGTTTGTTCTACGAATTTCTCGTAATCTAAGAAAGAAGTTTCCATATTTTGTTGAGTTTAAATGATTATTGAATAGGGGCAAGGTTCTGGGTCGTAAGACTTGATTTCAACATCTTGCCCGACTTCCGCGAACGTATATCCATGCTTTGAATATCGCTTTTCAACTTGTTCGCTTCGTTTTGTCTGCTTGTTGTAATAGACTATTTTGTTGTCGCAGTTAACGATATATCCCTTACTGCGTAGGTAGTACCGCTTACGTGCATTGTCGCGAATTTCACGCGGAGTAAAGATTGTCAAGCGTGTTTTTTTCTTGCGTGGAAAACCATACTTTATTCTCAATCTTTCAGCCTTAATCATCTTGGCAAGGCTGGATGATTTCTTTTGTTGAGCTTCATCAGTGTACATTGTATGTCCAGTGTACATTGTATGTCTATTTCTCATACCGATTGTACGATGTATATGCTTTCTAAATTCGAGAGTTTTTTTGAGTTTAAGTCGCGATGCTTGCGCTCTGATTTTCTTTCTGCTCACCCCGAGGAGAATGACGAGTTCTTCCATCGTGCAAGTTGGATAGCACTTGACAAGGGTTTCTAATTCTTCTTTCGTCCATTGTTTTCTTTGCATATAAGCGTTTATTTTGTTTTAGCTGTAAACTTGTGCGTCCAACATATTTAATCGCGTTAAACTCGCTCTAATCGCGCTTTTTCGCGTTGTTTGGACTGATTGTGTATGCTTTATTTCTTATTTTCAAATAACCTCGCTTCAAAACTTCATTGAATAGTGGCAAATCTTCATCTTTGATGCACGCTTCAGTCTCTCCGTTTACAGTCGTGTGTCCGTTAATTCCGAATTGCTTTATAATCTTTTGCTTTGTATCGCGAGTGCATGTCCAGTAGATTGTGACGAACTTCATTTTATTTTGCCCGTTACTGAATCTCGTTCATACCCCATGTTGAATAACCATTTCAGTTCTTTCCATTCTTCATAGGTTATGCAATCTGGATTACACGAAGGTTTTTCTTTGCTATCCTTAATCAATACTTCTGCTTGTTCAATCTGCTTTAGCATACCGCAACGCCAATTATTGAACTTCTGTAATGCTCCAGTAATAACAAGAGGGTCTATAGCTCCGTAAAAGCTTCCGTACATTCCGACTTTGAACTTAAAGAAGAAAAGCATTAACTCAGATAGTTTCAGGAAATGGAATTCTGATGTTATCAGCCTTGCAATTTCCTCTTTCTGATAATCGTTAAGTTTCTTGTTAACGCCAGTATATTCAGAAAGGTCGTGTATTTGATTTGCGAGCCATATCGCGACATTGGTTTCGCCCCAGATGTCTTTTACATCTTTGAGAGAGGGACAATCACCAACAAGACTTTTTATTGGCTGTTCTGCAAACAATATTTGATACTGAGGTAAGAACTTAATTGCTAATCCTTCAAAGGTCTTGTAACGGGTCAGGTATCTTTTCTGATTCTGAGTTAGCTGCTTCAAGTCTTTGCGTTGCGTAAGCTCTCCATGCTGCGTCGCGTTGTGCTCGCCCGTTGTCAGCTGCACTTGTGCTTCGTTGTATGCTTGTTCTATTGTCATAATTTCCTTCATATATCTTTGGAAAATTTGTTGGTCTGAAAATCCAGTCGAAAGTAGCTAAGAAACCTCTGTTGTTATCGCCATTCAAGAAATTGCTGTTTGCTGTCTTAACGATGACTTGCGCAACTGCTTCCTTTCCGTACTCCTTTGTTCGAGCTAAGATTTGCGACATTCTACTTTGATTTAGCCTTACAATCTTCCTAACTTGCTTTCCTTGCATCTGCTCATTGAAGTATTTCGCTACATTGTTGCAGTATTCTCTATTCTCTTTTTCTTCATCAGACTTTACGATTGTAATTTTTCCGTCAGATTCAGTTTCAGAGTCAACGGAAGCCGTTGACGTAGATTCTGAGTGTAATGAAGAATCTATATTATCTTTTTTATTTTTATTTTCTTTTTTATTTTTATTATTGGTTTCGTTGGGTTTTTCTGGGTTTTCCAAATAACCCATGGGTTTTGTTGGGTTTTGTTCGGTTTCTACACTTTTTCGCGGTCTTCCACCCTTACTGCCATTATCTTTTTGTTTATCAATAAACGCTTGTTGTTTTGCGCGATTCTCGTTAATAGTCAAGCGAATATTGTCAAGAATGCTTTCAAGATAGTATGCAAGATTGGATTCTTTATTTTCAAAGGCATAGTCACAAATAGCATCGTATATCAGTAACCGCTCATTGTCTGGCAAACGCTTCATTTGTTCGCGCCACCTCTGATAAAATAGAAACGCTTGCTCTTTCATTCTTAATAGTTTTAAGTTGTAAAACCGCTGGGTTAATTTAAAAACCACTGGGTTATTTGGGTTATTATTTTATCACATCTACGATATTACTCTCAGCTATTGAAGCTATTAGTGTTACATTGGCAATGCTACCAAGCTCTTTATTTAGTCGCTTAATTGCTCCTTCTGTGCTATCAGCTTGCACAAGAACGTACTCAGATGTTTTCTTTTCCTTCAAGCTCTTTTCGTCAATCGTGATGTACACAATCTTAGCTTTAAAGAAATGGTCATCTTCTGCTTCATTGCTCAGATAAATATCACTTATCGTTGAACTCTTCATGCTTAAAATGTCGATTTCACCTTCTGTAAGCGGTGTAAGATTGCCTGTTGCAATAGTCTCGACATCTGCAAAACTAAGAGCATGAACCACTACGTAGTTCTCAGTAACTTTGCGTACAGAACCATTATCATGATTGGTACGTTCGTAGCGTACTTTGCATTCAAACAAACTACTTGTCATTATTCTTATTGATTTTATTTGTTAATTTAGTTGATAACAGACCAGCTACACGTGCTTTGTTTTGACTTTCGTTGCTTGGGTTTAGCTTGTATGTATCTTTAGAGTAATCAAGATATTTTACAATGTTACAAGCGTCTGTCTTGCTTATTGAGATACCTTTTTCGGCTGCTAATTTTTTGTCAGCGAGCTTTTCAAATTGTATGCCGTTATCATACATCCAATCTCCAAGCTTAATCAGCATTTCTTTTGTGCAGTTTACGTAGAATGTGCGTTCAAGCATTTCTTCTTGTTCGTTATTCTGTTCCACGTTATCTTCTGCATTCGGAGCGTTTATTTCCGTTGCTATAATGTAGTGTCCATTGCGTATCAGATTGGGAATCATCCTTTCAAAGATGCTGTTTGGTATAATCATGTACTTTATATGCCCTAATTTCCCATCATAAACTTCGTAAGGTGCTATTGACGAGAAGTCTGCTATTTCTTCTACATCTTCGCAAAAACAACTGACAAAATCATCAGTCTTGACAAATACAACTTTATCAGGCTTCTGAGCCTTTATATTTTTCCATTCCTTGAATGCGTCTGGATTAAATGTATTGTTCATTGCCTTAGTTTTTAGCGTTATACAGATTTCTTCTTGCCGTGCAACAAGTCTTCTACAAGCATCGTGATATATTCATCAGCTGCTATAATCTTCGCTCTCATTTCGTTAAGAATATCTTCGTCACGTTCTATTTCAAGAATGAAGATTGGGTTAACTTGGAATGGGTTGTAGATTACAAAGTAGGTCTTACTTGCTACAGTAGCAAGCATGTGCGCGTAGCATTGCCAATAGTAATTCGCTTCTGCTTTCTTTAGTCCATCAAGAGCTTCTTGTTGTGTTAACTTATCTGTGAATACATTGCTGACGAATTTTGCGAATGCAGCAGCTTGCGGACATTTAATTTCAACACAACATTCTTCACCCGTTTCTGGGTTGTAGAATACGCGGTCGGGACTGCTTGCAAAATGTGGCAAGTCTGAACATTTAACTGATGAAGGTTCTTCAAGGTCAAGCGTAAATCTCTGACCATTCTTAGCAAAGTACTTGTAATATTCCATAGCGAACAAATGTGCTGCTTCACCTTCCATTTTGTGTCCCCATTGAATAGCTTTACTTTTTACATCTGTAAGAGCTAAGTATTGAGAGAACAAATCATCGTTATTTACGATTATAGGGTTTATAGTGCGCTCAAATGCTACCTGATTAAAGTAGTTTAGAGCCGTTGCAGTCCACTTGTCGCTTTTGCTTCGCGGAGTTCCCATTATGTTGCCTACGACACTACCAGTAATATTGCCCAAGCGTGCTCTGAACCATTCGATATTGTTTTGATTCTTATTGTCGTACATAATATTGTATTTTAAAGAAGTGATGGACGTTTTTGTTGTTCTTGTTTCGGCTTTTCTTCTGCAGCAGTGTTAACTACTTGCGCTTGCCCTTGTTGTTCTTGCCCTTGTTGCGCTTGCTCTACTTGAGCTTGTCCTTGTTGTTCTTCTTCTTTTTGTTCTTGCGCATTATCAGCTTCGACAATTACGTCTTGTGCTGCTTGCGCTGCAACGCTTGTAAGTGAAGGTCTACCAAGTTCATCTGTAGGAATTGCATTTGTATTTGCTGATGGTTGCTTAATTTCCTCATAAGTTTGCGCGAATGTGTCTTGCGCTTCTTCTGCGGTAATCAATCCCATGCTAATCTCTGGGCAGTAGGCACGTTGCCAAAATGCTGCTGCTCTGTATCGTAACATTTGTGTCGGCATTGTCGACCATTTACTACCTTTCCTGCCTACCCAACCTTCAGCCTTAGCCATTCGCATGCTAATCCAATCACCTTCAAGAGGTTCTTTGTGTTTAATATCGTTTGCTTCGTATGCGATTGCACGACAAGCATATTCGTCAGTACCTTCTTCACCTTTAAACTCGTAGCGAAGCGGTGAAAAACGTTTGCTCGCATTGATACAAGCTATAAGGAATTTACTGTTGAATGCTGGTTGTCCGTAAACAATGTAGAGGTTCTGCATTACCATAAGTGGGTTAGCTTGCATACGTGTTGCCATTTCCAGTGCAATAGTACAGTTGGCTAATACCACTTTTGGGTCGAATGGTTGCCCATTTTTGTCGTACTTGTAGCTTTGTGGTATGAAATTCGACATCGCGTACATCATAGCCATGCGTTGTATCGCTTCAAATTGCTTAACTTGCTGACCAATAGGTGTAAGGTCGAACTCGGTTTGACGCTTAATTTGCAAAATCTCAATTTCTTGCTGTTGCGGTGTTAATACCACATTTTTATTTTTTTCTTGTTCCATTGTGATTGTGATTTAGTTAATTAAATAATTGTATCTTTCCAAAATGCAAGTATACTTGCACCCGTGTAGAAGGGTCTTAGATTTGCTTTGCGGTATTTAACCGAAATATGACCTGCTATTGTGTGACGTCTTAGGGTTTCTCGGCTTATACCAAGAGCCTTGCAAGCCTCGGTAATAGTGTACCGACCTAAGGGCTTAACATCTGGTTGTGTGTTGATTATTGGCATAATTATCCATTTTTACGTTCTCTCTTGCTGATAGCACCCTTCTTGAGAAGTACCATTCTAACAGTCTGTCCAGTTGTATTCTCCTTCTTCGCGATTGCTTGAATAATGCGCCAATTCGAAACACCTTTGTACTGGGCTGACATACTTCTAAATTCTTCTACAAAGCGGTTGTTTCGCACCGCAAGAGCAAGTTCATGCTCAGTCATTAAATGCTTGTTTACCATATTTCTTCTTTTTGTGTGTTATTAGTCTTCGGACGTAATTTTATACATAATTCGCTCAAAAAAATCAGGGAGCAAATTATTCTTGTACAGAATACTCATTGCAGCGAACGCGATGCAATAGAGTAGTGGAGATAAAATTGTTATCAAATCGTAGATTGTTAAACATTCTTCGTTTGATGTGATTGTAAGGCTTATGGTTGCAAGCGCAATCAGTGCCATTACAACAATTAAGTTGAACCATTTTATAACCTTCATATCGTTGTTGTTTTATTGTTTGTGGCAAGTCATGGGGTCGAACCATGTAATGTTGCGGTTTTATCAGGTCTATCCGTTTAGCCTGCTATACTTGCCAGTGCTCGTCTTTCCGAGCTGTCAGCCCTATAAACTCCTAAGCCTGCTTGTGCGCTTCGAAGCAAGATATACCGCTGTATACCTCATGAGCAATTCTTTAACTATTCCCAAATTTTCTTGAACTCTTTCCTATATTCCTTCATGTTATCTTTGGTTAGGTATGTATCGTAAATAACCTTGCCATTCTTCTTGATTGTTACTGTTCTGGTTTTATCCTTTACAGCACTTCTTCCTGCTGAAGCTCGATATGTATTGCTAACGACTACCTTGACTTCAAAAGTACCATTCTTCGTAAGGTATTCTCTTGTACCTCCAGACGTAGGTGCAGATGATTCTTTGCTGTAATACCATTTGTTTAGTATTTCCTCTTCGGATTTTCCAGCCTGAATATCCTCTGTTACGCCTTCTCTGTAAGCTTCTTTCATCAAGAGAAACTTATCTCGCTTGATTATTTTATCAATAAGATTCTGTTTCCAAGATGTTGTGTTTCTTGTTCCTCCGCTATTTTTCATTGTGTTTCTTGTTCCTCCGCTATTTTTCATTGTGTTTAATTTTATTGTGTGTTACAGTTTACTTGTTTTTTGCCCATTCTTCAAATGCGTTGTGGTGGGTTGCTCTGAGAACAGATACAACCTCTTGTACTTGATTTAATGTTCTATCCATTTTTGTTATTTGTTTTGTTGTTACTAATTTTATTTATATCTTTGCAACTATCTTACTTATGCTTTTAAGCATTTTATTTCTTAATTGCGTTGCAAAGATATAACTAAAAAGTAATATAACAAAGAATAAATCACTAAAAAGTAATATTTTAAGAATATTTAATAATATGAACGCATTTAAATCAAATATTCAATATGGGTATCAAGATTGGATGGGAAAGGATAATTTTATATACATTGCTCATCTTATCGAAGAAAAAAGATTCGATGAAGCTATATCTATAGGGGAAAAATTGTATAGTAAAAACCCCAACGATGAAATGATTTGTATAAACCTAATGGTTGCTTTTAATAAAATAAATAAGTCCAATAAATATAACAATACAGTTATAAAATATGCTCGAGCTGCAATGATAAATGGTCACAATACTGGATATGCTGCAAGTAGATTGTGTATAACTTTATATAAAGAAAAGAGGTATAATGCTGTTATAAATGTATGCAATGCTGTTTTAAATATAAAATACCATTTTTCTGCAATTACAGATAAATCTGAATTTTATAAAAGGAAACAACGTGCTCAAAAAAAAGCGTTAGAGTTAAATGATTGCAATGATGATATAATATTTAATTCTTCTGATTTTGAGCTAATGACAAATACAATAGATAGAAAACTGGAAGAACATCATAAAGAGTTACTTGATTTGGTAAAAAAAAGACATTATTCAACTGAAGAAGATAGAATCAAAGATATTGAATATTGGAATAAGATTATAAAAAGGAATATTGACAGTATAAAATATATGGAATCATTCTCAATCAAAGAAACATTTAAATATTGAACATTATGGAATGTAATCATCTAAAACAACTGAAAGATTTTTTTAAACAAAGAGGTATTAAACAAGACGAGTTAACTAATGAATTTAACGTGAGTCAGTCGTATATAAGTCAGCTAATCAATGGCAAAAAAGAAGCTGGAAAAAAAGTTGCTTCAAAATTGTCTGAGAAATATGGTATTTCAGAAGCTTGGGTTCTTACTGGAAAAGGCGAAATGCTTGCTCAACCGCAATCAACCACGATTATTGCAAGTAATAACTCATACGGAGATAATGCGAGCGGAAATAATAACATTACCATAACGCCCAGTCAAGAAACAAATATTGATGATAATGTTCATTCGGTTATCCTACGACCGATAGTTAACAAGCTACTGGCATCAAGACCTAATACAGATGTCTATAAGATAGTGAAGGGAGATGGGGTAAAACTGCAGCACATTCTTGCATTCCCACAATACGATGATTTTGATTTTTATTATCAGGTAAGACAAGATGCAATGTTCCCTACTTACGATAAAGGAGATATTCTTGCACTTATGCACATGCCTGTTGACGCAAATATAATACAAGGTTCTGCGATGGTGATAGACACAAAGAGTTTTGGCTTTTTATTCAGAAGGGTCTATGACAACGGAGATTCTTACGAATGTAAATGTATTAACGAGAACAGCGTATTCAGGAATCAGTCAATACCTAAAGATGATGTTATACGTTTGTATCGTGTTATATACTCTATAAAGAGTGGAGATTAAATAATATGAGTAACTTTGCCAATAGAATCTTGATTTAAATCGCTTATGAAAGCGTTGGCATTTAGATTTACTCTATCAGAAAAACAGCATGAACAAATTTGATGTTATAATCACAAAATATGCTGATGAATTTCTTTCATCCATATCAGAGAAAGCACGAGACAAAATTATTTACAATCTAGACAAATGTTCCAATGGATATGCAGACAAAAACCTATTCAAAAAAACTTGATGGAACAGACATTTGGGAATTTCGCACTTTGTATAATGGCGTATGTTATAGATTGCTGTCTTTTTGGGACACAGAAAAATCAGCTTTAGTAATAGCAGCCAACGGATTTCAAAAGAAAACTCAGAAAACACCAAAACAAGAAATTCAAAAAGCAATAGAAATAAGAAAAGAATATTTTAACTCAAAACATTAAACTATGGAATTGTATACATTAGAAAATATTAAAGATAAGTACATCGGTAAGAAAGGTTCTCCGAAACGTGATAAATACGAAACAGATTTAAACGCATTTCTTATGGGTGAAGCTATCAAGGAAGCACGATTAAAGAAACAATTAACCCAACAACAACTCAGCGAACGCTCAGGAATTGGTCGTACTGCAATCTCACGTGTAGAAAATGGCAAGGATTGCTCACTTAGCACTATCTCGCGTATATGCCGTGCTATTGGCATAAAAACAGAAATAGGGCTTAGTGGTATTGGACGATTTGCTTTGTAAGGTTTGTAAGAACAAGAATGTATGAGTAACTTTGCAAATAACATACAAAACAAGGAACGACAATATCAGAAAGATAAAGCAAGAAGAGAAAAACTTGCTACGTACTTCTTTGATGTGTCTAAACTGTTTATCGGTGGATGGGTAATTGGTGTAGTATTACCATTACTATCTTCCGATGATATAACTTTATCAACATATTTAATAATCTTAGCTGGCATATTAACTGCAATAACTTTAGCATTGATTGCCAACAAAATACTAAAGTAATATGAACGCATTAGCATTTGGATTTACCCTATCTGCAATCATCGCAATAGGATTTTACTTGTGGCTTTTCACAAAGAGTGGCAAGAAATGGTTACGCGAATTATAATCAAGAATTAAAACCAATAACAAACAACATTATGGGAAACAGCATCACAATACAAAAAGACGGAATAGCAATTTCTGTTTCAGTTTTAGTATTCAGAGATAATGGCGTGTACATAGTATATTGCCCTTCGCTTGATTTGTCTGGATATGATAATACGGTAAGTGGTGCAACGGATAATTTCTCTTACGTTCTTAAAGAATGGATAAAGGAACAAACTGCAAATGGAACATTAGAAAAAGACCTAACTTCTCATGGATGGTAGGCGATAACAATTGAAATGGATAAACAATCAAGAGAAAGATTAAACAAACTTGCAACGTATTTCTTAGACTTGTCGAAGCTTTGTTTTACTGGGCTTGTCATCGGAATAGTTGTAATTTTAGCAACGGAATATCAAAACATAATCATGTGGGCTATATTGCTTCTTGGTGCTTTATCTACAACACTATTTGCAATGATTGCAAACAGATTATTAAAACAATAATAGTATGGAATATTTGGCAGCTTTATTTGCATTGACTTTTGTTTTTGCCCTTTCTTTCTATATATGGCTCGGGACAGATAAGGGTCGCAAATGGATGGTAGGTGATAACAATCACGTCAAGAATTAACAAGTAAGGGATTATGGGAAAATCAAAAGTCCCATAATCCCTTTTCTTACTTATCCGAATTTACATAGTCAATCACAGCCCTCACAGCTTCATCAACCTTCTTTTGGTTTCGCCTTACATATATATCCGTCATAGGGTAAGGCGATTTATGCCCTAATGCCATATCTATAACTGCATCGGGAATGTCTATATCCGCTGCAATAGTTGCCCATGTATGACGTGCCCAATAGCTCGTTATTTCTGGAAAGTCAGCAATGTAATGCTTTGACTTATGTATTGCCCCGTTCTTCGCTTGCTTGTATTCGTAGAACATTGTGCCAACCTTCTGTAAGTTTTCATTCATGCGATGCAAGAAGTCTTTATGATTTTTGTATTCTTCGCCAAAACGCAACATACGTTCTTTGCCTTCGTATTTCTTTATTAACTGCAATGCTTCTTGTGGCACATTTAGCTGACATAGTATGCCCGTTTTGCTGCGTCTATATTCTATGCGCCCACCTTCAAGTTTGGGTAACTGCAAAAGGTCTATCATGTTAATACCAGCAAGGTAGAACGATATGAAGAACACGTCTATATATTTACGTATGTGCGCCTCGCCTGAATAATCCCGAAGCCTACGCAACTCGTCAACATTCAAAGAACGTTTTGCTGTTTGCTCTGTCTTTATACGAAACTGACGAAATGGGTAGTTTTCTTGACTAATTAAACCTTCTCGAATAGCTTCATTGTAGACTGCTCTTAGGTTGCGCAAGTGTATGGAACGTGTATTAACTGCATTACCACGCTGCTCCATCCACGCTTCCAAATCTCGTAGCCATGTGTAGGTAATATCAGCGAAGCGTAGATTGTCCACATCGCAATATTTTCCGAGCATGGATAACGTAGTTTTATAAACCTCGGCTGTTTTAGGCTTATCTTTTCTATCTATAAATTTAGACCAATATTCAGCTACAAGTGTTTTGTCTTTAACCTCCTTCTTCCTTTCTAAAGAATCTGGAGCGATTAAGGCGACAAGTTCCTTGCCCGTCATCATTCTAACGTTATGCGTTGCACAGATTGAAGCTAACTTTAGTTTGAGCGATGAAAGTGTAAGGTCAAGCAACTTGTTTAACTGCTTGTCTTGTGTTGTTCCAACGATTTTTCCATCATGCCAATTTTCCTTTTTGATGATGATGTCAGTTGGGATGTAAGCTACGGTATTTTTTGAACGAACACAAATTCGGATTCTATATGTTTCCGTCTTTGTTTTCTTTCTACTATCTAAATATGCTGTTATTGTTGCCATAATCTCACGTTTTTCTCACGGATTTCGTGGCAAAAATAGCCATTTATTTGCAGAATGTGGCAATATAAGGCATAGATTTTAGCATATAAAGCAAAAGAAAAACCACTGATTTACTTGCTAATTGCTTGTAAATCAGTGGTTTTTAAGCTTGTCGGGGCGACGGGATTCGAACCCACGACCCCCTGCTCCCAAAGCAG